GTCTTAGCATAGGAAACGGTTTAGGCAGAGATCCAGAGCTTAATAAATATGCAAATGGTGTAGGTTGTTTTGCAGCTCAGTTTATAAAACACTTTAAAGATAGACCAGGTGGTTTATATTTATCACCTATTGATGACGATGAAGGTTGGGTGGATTATATATATACTTTGTTTCCTAAAGAAGGTGAAGAAACTTATATGTCTATATATGATACACGTGACAAAGATGTTATATTTGTAGGTAAACCAGACGCAGTGCTTAAAAAATACAATAAAGAAGAATTAGTATGACAGAAAAAGAACTAGATTATCTAGCAGATAAAATTGCTGATAAAATTATTAAAACTTTATTTGATTCAGGTGACCTTGAGATTACTCAGTTTCCATCGGCAACAGATGAAGAAATAATGGTAGGAGAACTAGCGCGACTTATGACCCTATTGTCAACGTATGAAGACAAAGAGGAATATGAGAAAGCAGCTATAATTAAAAGAAAAATAGAAAGATTACAAACTAAATACGGAAAATTATGATAAAACCCATGCTAGCGCATAAAGTAAATGAAAACAAAATAGACTTTTCAGAGAAGGTTTTTATACAACCTAAGCTCGATGGCGTGCGCTGTATATTTACTAAAAATGGTGCGTACTCACGTACTGGCAAAGAGTTTCACAACTTACAACATATCAAGATAGATCTTGAAAAGTTCTTTGATCAGCAACCTAATGCTGTACTTGATGGTGAGTTGTATAATCACGATCTAAGAAACGATTTCGAGCAAATCATATCATTGGTCAGAAAACAAAAACCGACTGATAAGGATCGTCTAAACGCACATAAACTAATACAATACCATGTATACGATATGATAGCTGAAGGTCCTAGTTACGAAGACAGACTTAACTGGCTATTGTCAAGTAAAAACCTGTGGTCAGATTCAGTCATATCAGTTGAAACACTATGGTGTATTAGCTACGATGGAGCCAAAGTAATGCACAGTGAGTTTCTAAAACAAAACTACGAAGGTTCTATACTAAGACTAAATGGTCCGTATGAGCAAAAACGTAGCTACAACTTACAAAAATTCAAAGACTTCAGTGACACCGAAGCTACTATTATTGGCTATGAAGCTGGTAAAGGCAAGTTTACAGGTCTTATTGGTAAGTTCTTGATGGTAGATGATGATGGTAATAAGTTCGGTTGTCCAATAGGTAAAGGTTACAACTACTCAGATCGTCGTTATATACTAGAAAATATTCACGACTATATCGGTAAAATTGCTACATTTACATACTTCGAACGTACTAAAGCTGGTAGCTACAGACACCCGCTATACAAAACAATTAGAAATTATGAGTAAACTAATATGGAAATTATACAACGATAATCTTATTTCAGAAGAAGTAGCACACATTTTATTAGACAAACACTATGAGTAAAAAAATATACGAACACATTATATCAGTTAATTATGGGAATATTACAAAAAAAGTTAAAACATTTCAAAAGAAGAAGGCGCCACGTAAGGTATCTGGAAACTAACATTTGGAATCTAAAGTATGAAATACTTAATGACGCATTAGTGTTAAACATTAATAAAAATAAAGTTAATTTATTTCATAAATATAACAAACGACTCAAACTAATAACATTTTTTAAATGAGTAAAACAAAAGAATTATTTATGAGGCTTAGAGAAGAAGATGATTTTATAAACGAGCATATTATTATATGTACGTTAGAACCACACGGGACTGTGACAACAGCCCCTAATAGTAATAAGTAATAGGCTAATGTCATACCGAAATACCAAATTTTTAGATAGCAACCGTATTATATACCGCCGAGATCCTATCAGTGATTATCCTGATGAGTTGCATGATTGGGGCACTGTGTACTATAATGGTACACATCAGTGCTACGATCTGTTTAGAACTAAAGCTAAGATTACAACGTATCGTTCTTTAAAATGGCACCTGTTAGTTATATGGTATCTTAATCCTGCAATGGATCAAGATGAGTTTGAATATGTAGCTACAAACATTTGCAACAAGAAAAATGGTTTTGTAACATTTACTGTTTCAGAACAACTATTAAAAAATATTATCTATGATGTAAGCATGTATGATTTAGAAGAACCTCCACGTAATAAAATGCGTAAGATTATTTTTAAAGATACTTGCCAGCTAACACCATCCGAAAAGCTACACATTGTTGGTAGTATTATGGGTAGAGCTAAGACTGTTACACAAGATGATATATACGATGCTATGCTAATTCTAAATGAAATGCAAGATCTTATTACTATAGATAAGCTTGCTAAGTATTTTAATTGCTCGGCAAGAACTATATATCGTAATATAGGTAATGAGCTTAAAAAAGAAAAAGAATTATTAAATCAGCAACTAAAAGAAGATGAAAAAGTATAACGTACAGAACTATATAAGGTACAAAGAAGATTTAAAAGCCTCTATGCCTGAACATAAGGAGTTTAAAGACTACAGTCGCGTTGAGCTTATAATACAGTTCATGCCACTTGTAGAAAATCTAGCACGTAAGTTTTCAACCACACAACAAGCATCAGGTGTGCTTAGTATAAACGATCTTATACAAATAGGTGGCGAAGCACTTACTAAATCAGTTGACAAACTACTTTGGGAAAAGCTAGATGATTCTGATGACTTAGAAAAGACTTTAAAAAGTTTCTTCAGCAAACGTATCAAAGGCGCTATACGTAGGCGTATTGATATGCACAGAGGCGACATACGCATACCTGAGCATAAGATGAACGAAATACGTAAAAACCCTAAAGATCATAAAATGGTTGCAATGTTTTTTAATTCTATATTTTTATCTATAGATGCGCAACCAGCAAATGACGAAGGCGAAATGATGATACATCAAATAGCAGATAAATCAGAGCCATATAATATAGCTCTACTAAATATTTATCTCAAAGGCTTACTTCAAAAGCACCTAAATGAAAAAGAGTATGAGGTGCTCAGATTAAGCTACGGACTCGACTGCGATAAGCATCAAGCTAAAGATATTGCAGCTAAACTAAACATAGAAGGTACAAGCAATTACGTGCGTGTAAGTGAGCTAAAAAAGCAAGCCGTACAGAAATTAATTGATAGCGTTGATCATTCGCAAGTGATTGACTATCTGTAAGTTATAATTGTAAAACTGTATTTTTATGTGTAATTATATTAATAAGTAAATACCAATATACCTATGACACTAAATGAAAAGCTGGCTACTATCCAGACAAAATTTAAATCGAAAAAAAGTAGGTTTAATTCATTCGGCAAATATTACTTCCGATCAGCCGAAGACATTCTTGAAGCAACAAAACCCTTTCTACTAGAGTTAGGAGTATCAGTCACGATAAATGAAGAGGTGCTAACGTTATTTGATAGCGTACCTATGATTGAGTCGACTGCAACTATCTCTGATGGTGAAGCATCGATATCTGCAAAAGCAGTTGTCGGGGTTGATCTAGGGCAGAAAGGTATGCAAGTACCGCAGCAGTTTGGTTCTGCTTCAAGTTATGGGAAGAAATACGCATTAGGAAATTTATTCCTAATAGATGACACGCAAGACTCAGATGCGTCAAACGACCACGGAAAAGCCGAGGCTAAATCTAAACCAATGTTGGATATAAATACCGATGCTTTTAAGAAAGCAGTGGAGTACATCAAGGCTGGTGGCACAATGAAGGCTATCAACACAAAGTACAAAGTATCTATACCGGCTAAAGCGCAACTTAAAAAGTATGAGCAAGAATGAGATTATTGAAAAGCTTAAGATTGATGAGCATTACTATGGCGACTTCGGTAAGCAGTACCTTAGTAACTCTGATATATCTACACTTTTAAAAGATCCTTTAGCTTTAGGTAAACCGTCAAAGCAAATACCTGCCTTTTTAATTGGTGGGTATTTCCACACGGCGATACTAGAACCTGAAAAACTTAAAAACTTTAAGGTTGTAGAATCGTCTAACAGGAATACTAAAGCGTACAAAGAGATATCAGGTGGTGAGTTGTGCTTGCTTCAGTCTGAAGTCGATATGATCGAACTGATGACAGATAAGATATTGTCAAATGATATTTGCAATGGTCTTATCAGAGGTAATTGCGACTACGAAGTACCTGGTATTGGTGAGCTAGAGAACGAGTTGTGGAAAGGTAAAGCTGATATATTAAACCATGATGAGAAACTTATCATTGATTTGAAGACAACAGCAGACCTTAATAAGTTTAGATGGTCAGCATCTAAATATAACTACGACAGTCAAGCTTACATATACCAACAGTTGTTTGGTTACGAGATGTTGTTTATTGCAATAGATAAGACAACACATCAAATTGGTGTATTCGATTGCTCACCTGAGTTTTTACAGCGTGGAGCTGATAAAGTAAAGAAAGCAGTTGAACAGTACCAATTATTTTATAGACAAGAAGGTTTTGATCCTTCACAATTTTTTATTAACGAAACCCTTTAAAACCAATTATTATGGCACGAGCTAGAAAAAATCAAACTAAAGTTTGTACAATAACAGGAATGGAAACAAGTGTAAATAATTTTTATGCTAATCAAAATCATGTTAAAGCAGTAGATAATCTACGACGCAATAGCAACGCTACTAAAGATCAGTTGCAGCGCATGTTTAACCAAATCAATAACTACGCATAATGGCAAGTATAATTAAAGCAAGTATTAACCTATCTGAAATACCTAAGGATAAAATTATTCCAGGTAAGAAAGGTAAATACTTACCAATAACAATAACTATTAATGACGAATCAGATCAGTTTGGTAATCAAGGTCCTATCGTTGTCGCACAAACAAAAGAAGAGCGAGACGCTAAAGAAAAGAAGACTTACCTTGGTAATGTACAGGTAGTATGGACTAACGGTGATAACGTAGCCGCAGCGCCGCGTGATGATCAACCGCAGCAAGCGCCACAGCCGGCAGCTGTTGAAGAAGATCTACCATTTTAATGATAGATGAAAACGACTACATTAACATCAACACAGACAGTGATGGTAATGTTACACTAATAGAAGATTAAATGCAGACAACAGAGATCAATGGATATATGATTGACGAGTTCAATCAATACAGTCTTAAAGAAGGCAAAGCACAGGGTATATGCCCGCTTTGCTCTCACACTAGACAACCCAAAAATCAGAAAGCAGAATGTGCTAGCTATGATTGGGAACGTGGTCTCGGTACTTGTCACAATTGTAATACAACTTTTCAGTTACATACTTATCAGCGTAAAGGCGCTAGTGAGAAGGTTTATACTAGACCTGATGTCGTTAAGCTTAACCCCGTTAAAGACAAAGTAACTGAATGGTTTGAATCACGAGGTATATCACAAAGGACACTTGACGACTTAAACGTTAGTCAAGGTCCTGAGTGGATGCCACAGACCGGTAAGACCGAGAATACAATTCAGTTTAATTATATTATAGGTGATCAGCTTATCAATGTTAAATACAGAGATGGTAGAAAAAACTTTAAGCTTTACAAAGGAGCTGAAAAAGTATTTTATAATATCAATAGCATTGTTGGTTACGATCATTGTGTAATAACTGAAGGTGAAATGGACGTGCTAGCTTTGCATGAAGCTGGTATTAAAAATGCATTGTCAGTACCAAATGGTGCAACGCTTAATACAAACAACCTAGATTATCTGGATAATTGTATTGATTATTTTGACGATAAAGAAAAAGTAATACTAGCTGTTGACTCAGATGATGCTGGTCAGGCTTTACAACAAGAACTAGTTAGGAGATTAGGTGCTGAGGTTTGTTTCTTAGCAGACTTTGAAGATTGTAAAGACGCTAATGAATATCTAATTAAGTATGGAAAAGAAAAACTGGCAGAGCGTATTACAAAAGCAAGACCAGTACCGCTTGAGAATGTTACGACATTCAGGGATATTGAAAATGAAGTTACCGACTTTGTTACTAATGGCTTTAAACCAGGATATCAAATTGGCTTACCGAATTTTGATGATATCTTTTCAACTTACACTGGTCAATTTATTACTGTCACTGGCATCCCTAGTTCCGGCAAGAGTGACTTTGTCGACCAGATGGTTGTTGGGTACAACGCTAATTATAGTTGGAAGACAGCATTTGCTAGTCCAGAAAATGCGCCGACATATTTACACGCTCATAAGTTAATGCGTAAAGTTTGGGGCGACATGCCTTCTAAACGTGATATTGGTACAGATAAGTGGCGACAAGTAGCTGAACATGTTAATGATAACTTTTTCTTTATCGATATGGAACGTTACACGCTTGAGTCTGTACTACGTAAAGGTGCTGAGCTTGTTAAACGTAAAGGTATTAAATGCCTTGTTATAGATCCGTTTAATAAAGTTAGAGATGTAGACTGCAAAACGGAAGACATTAATCGTTACACAATGGAGTATCTAACTAAGATAGAAATGTTTGCTAAAAAGTATGATGTACTAGTGTTTATTGTGGCGCACCCAACCAAGATGTACAAAGACAAAGACGGTAAGATTGAAGAACCTACTATGTATAACATTAAAGGTGGTGGCGAATGGTACGATGCTAGTTACCACGGTATATTAGTTCACAGAGACTATGAAGAGAAAACCGTTAAAGCAAAGATACTTAAAGTAAAGTTTCAAAACTTAGGTGAGAACGGTGCTGAAGCTCATTTCAAATGGCAACCAGCCTCGGGTAGGTTTGCACCACATGTACAGCATGCAATTGCTGATGGTGAAAAAATGCCATGGGAATAAATGGCAGCTGCTTGGCATAAGAAAAGCAAAGAGTGGGATATGGGTAGCTATAACCCAACCGATGAAGAGTACGAGGCTAGGCTATGGTGTATACGAAACAAGATATACATATCACCTTTTGCTAAAGGTCCGGCTGAATGGTATATAGATATAACATTAAACGGTAAAATAAACAGGTCGCCTCATGTCTATATTAAAGATATGATATGGGAGAACATTTATAAGTTTTATAAATATTATTATGATAAGCACGAAAAGTAATTTTAAAACAGCAAGCGAAGCTTTTGATTATTTTTACATCAAAATTAAAGACAAAGGTGTAGACTTTGATAACACTAAAGCTTTGTTTAATGTTGGGTTTTATATTCACAACCCTTCTGATAAGAAGATAAAAGCGGGATATAGAAAATGGAATCAGAAATATGCTGCAGCCGAATGGGCTTGGTATTTATCTGGTAACAGAAACATAAGTAAGTTGGGTGAGCTGTATGGTAAGGTACCTGAGATATGGAAACGTATGGCAGATGCTAACGGCAATGTCAACTCTAATTATGGTTGGCAATGGAACAGAGAAAACCAGTTAGGTAAAGTAGTAGACATAATTAAGAAAAATAAAAGTACTAGGCAAGCTGCGGTAAGTATATACGATGGTAAAGAAATATACGATTACAGACACGACACGCCATGTACGTATGCAGTTCAGTTTAGTATCATTGATGATAAGCTTTGTATGTCCGTCTATATGCGATCTAATGATCTCTGGTACGGTTTCTGCAATGATCAGTATCAGTTTGCATCGTTGCAAGAAATGGTTGCAGACAGATTGTCTATTCAAACCGGCTGGTATTACCACCATGCGCACAACTTACATTTGTATAACGATAAATTAAATTAGATGTATTATTTGTATCACATACCGGGTAAAAAGATAGGCGTAACACGTGATCTTAATACTCGCGTAACCCTTATACAAGGATATAAGGAGAATGAGTATGAAGTTCTTGAGCAGTCAGACGATATAGATTATATATCAGACCGCGAAATAGAACTTCAAAAGTCTTATGGCTATAAGACAGACAGGAAATTGTATAAAAATTTATTTAATAAAATGAAGATAAACGCAACAGAACAAACCTCAACATTTCCAGTACCTTTAAACAAACTCAAAGGACATTTAATGGATAACATAGGTTTACAATGGCGGGTAAATATAAGTGGCTTTGGTCACGGCCAGTTCGAGATTAACGAACAAACAATACCATGGATAATGTCTAATGCTAAGATGTCTATGTATAACGAAGATCGTAGTTATATATATAACAAAGCTTATTATGAAGCGTTCTTAGCTGAACCAGCTATAGAAAAACCAGGTAATATTTTTGATGATATACGTAGTTGGGCTACTGATAAAGGCATATACGATAAAGGCGATAGCAAAACCCAGTACTTAAAGCTTATGGAAGAATCAGGTGAGCTTGCAGAAGCTTTACTTAGTAACGATAAAGCAGAGATACAAGATGCTATAGGTGATATGATTGTTGTGCTCACAAGCATCGCTAAGTTTGAAGATATGTTTATTGAAGACTGTATAAAGTCTGCATATGATGTGATTGCCAAGCGCACAGGTAAAATGGTTAACGGTACATTTGTTAAAGATGCAAATTAAAACTAAAGATGAAGTTGTACGTAGAGTACTAGCTAAGATGGATCAACGTAGTCTTGTTGGTCAAGAAAAGTACGGTGCTACAATGATGGGTGAGATTAAAAACGAAGTTAAGGACTTAGATAGGTTTTTAGTCGATGTGCAAGAAGAACTAATGGACGCGTTGCTTTATATTGAAGCAGCACGATACTGTTTAGGTGATGAGATCGAAGAGGCTATGCTGAAACGTATGAACATCATCGGTCAGAACGGTAATGACGGACTACACTATGATAAGGAAAAAGTTTAAAAAACGTAGCAAAAAGAAAGGACCAGTACAAGCAAGGAAGATATCATACGATGGTATTAACTTTGCCTCTGGCCTTGAGCGGTATATGTATATGGCTTTGAAGAAAGCTAAGATACACGCTGTATACGAAGGACAAACATACGAGATATTCTCTGGCTTTGATTTTCCTAATGAGTCTTATGAACGATGCGGTAATGGTAAAGGTGAGTACAAAAATAGAGGTAGCAAAAAGATACTGAACATAAAGTATACGCCTGATTTTATTGGCCAAGGTTTTATTATTGAAACTAAAGGTAGAGCTAATGAATCATTTCCACTACGCTGGAAGATGTTCAAAAGATACGTAGTTGATCATCTGCATGGAGTTACATTATATAAACCACAAAATCAAAAGGAATGCGACGAAACAATACGCCTAATCCTAGACTTGCGAAACAAGTAGCTAGGCAGAAGTATGCTGAGCGTCAGATCGATAAGTTTGTTAAGTGGTCTTGGGATCAAAAAGGATATGTCAAATATAAAGACATTGTACACGAACATGATAAGTATAATATAAAAGTATATGGCTAGAGTAAATTTATCAGTACACATGGAGTCTCCTAAAATAAGTAGACCAGGGGTACACGCTAAAACTAGAAACAGTAATAATAAAAAATCTAAAAATTATGTCAAAAAATACAGAGGGCAAGGACGTTAGAAAGAACTGGACGTTATCATTTGGGTTTTACCCGGGTATATTATTTGGAATCAGAACTTATGAAGAAACAACACAAACCGCTTACGTTTTTTATCTGCCTTTTATTGACGTTGCTTTTGAAACTTATAAGTAATGGGACTGTTTGACGAGCGCGTAGCGTATAAACCGTTTGAGTACCCAGAGTACTATACTGAAGGTTGGCTTAAGCAAGCGCAGGCTTTTTGGTTACACACCGAGATACCAATGCAAGGCGATGTTAAAGACTGGAAAGAGAAACTAACAGACGAAGAGAAAAACCTAGTGGGAAATATACTACTAGGCTTTGCTCAGACTGAATGTGCTGTGTCAGATTATTGGACGCAGAAAGTAGTAGGTTGGTTTCCTAAACACGAGATACAACAAATGGCAATGATGTTTGGTTCGCAAGAAACGATACACGCTGTCGCATATAGCTATTTAAATGAAACACTTGGACTTGAAAACTTTGAAGCCTTCCTTCATGAGGAAGCAACCGCGAATAGATTTGATAACCTGGTTGGTTATGACGGTAATGACCCACGTGGCATTGCTCGTAGCCTTGCTGTTTTTTCCGCCTTCGCTGAAGGGGTTAGTTTGTATTCTGCTTTCGCTGTTCTATATTCTTTTCAGCTGCGTAACATGCTTAAAGGAATAGGGCAACAGATGAAATGGTCTGTGCGTGACGAAAGCCTGCATAGCAAAATGGGTTGTAAACTATACCGTGATATGTGCGCAGAGAACAATCAACTAAAAGATCTTTGTAAAAAAGATATTATTAAAGCTGCAGAGACTATGGTTGATCTTGAGTACAAATATATAGACAAGATGTTTGAGATGGGTGACATTGAAGGTATTAAGTCAAACGATTTAAAACACTTTATAAAGAAAAGAACAAATGAAAAACTGGTTGAACTTGGTTACACTAACCTTGATTCGTACTTCACGTATGACAAGGCTGCAGCAGATAATCTTGATTGGTTCTATCATCTTACCGGCGGGCTCACTCATACTGATTTTTTCGCGGTACGGCCGACAGATTATTCGAAAGCTAACGAAGGTGAGGACTTCGAAGATATTTGGTAAACTAATTAGTGAACAAGAATTAATAGAACAATTATATGAAAGGTCAGAAACAGAGTAGAACAGATGCGTTAGAAAAACGTATGGCTGCAGTGACTAACGTACTGCAACAGTTAATAAATGAAAATGATAGACTAAGCACAATGGTGTCAGGGCATCATCAAGTATTAAAACAATTACCAGGTTATGAAGATGCAATCGCCGAACTTAAAAAGAAAGTGGCTGAAGAATCTAGTGAAGGAGAGAAAGCTTTCTCCTACGGAGAGGCTAGCGAATAGGCTTGGTTATATGGGGACTGGTTTTTTTATAACCGCTCCCCATTTATTACCTGAAACACCAGGTGTTGTAATATATTTTTTAGCAGGTTTATTTTCTTTACCACAAGTTTGGGTTGCTAAACAATGGAATTTAGTTATGGTTAATATAAATGTTATGATGGCTTACGCGTTACTATTTTTTAAATGAAATACAAATCAATTAAATGCAGCCAATGTGACGAAACATTTTATAACGGTAGAGATTATAGAGAACACTGGGAAAAAAAACATTTAGAATATGCGATGAAACACGCAAAAACAAATAGCAATAATTATGTGGAAAAACGAGTGGAAAAAATCTATAGATTACCCTGAGTGGGGTGATACAGATGTATATAAAAAAACTATATCAGGAGGATATTTACTATATGATGAAACACCAAGAGACGCATACCAAAGAGTATGTAAAACAGTTGCGCGTAGACTCGAAAGGCCAGAGCTTAGTGAAACGTTTTTTGATTATATCTGGAAAGGTTGGCTTAACCTTGCTAGCCCTGTACTTAGTAATACAGGCACTGATCGTGGCTTACCTATTAGTTGCTTTGGTATTGATGTAGCAGATAGCATACACGATATAGGAGGTAAGAACTTAGAGATGATGTTGCTCGCTAAGCACGGCGGTGGAGTTGGCATTGGTATAAATCAAATCAGACCCGCTGGCGCTAAAATTACAGGCAATGGAACATCAGACGGAGTCGTACCTTTCTGCAAAATATATGACTCAACAATACTTGCTACAAATCAAGGATCGGTTAGACGAGGAGCTGCCTCAGTTAATATTAACATTGAGCACGATGATTTTGAAGAGTGGCTTGAGATCAGAGAACCTAAAGGAGATGTTAACAGACAGTCGCTTAACTTACATCAATGCGCAGTTGTTGGTGATAAGTTTATGCGGCGTCTTGAACAAGGAGATGCAGACGCTAGAGCTCGATGGAGTAAACTTATTAGAAAACGAAAAGCAACTGGAGAACCGTATGTTATGTTTAAAGGAAATACTAACAAAGCAAATCCAAAAGCATACAAAGACAACGCCTTAAAAGTACACATGACGAATATCTGTAGTGAGATTACATTACACACAGATGAAAGCCATAGCTTTGTTTGCTGCTTATCAAGTTTAAATATATCAAGATATGAAGAGTGGAAGAATACAAACCTTATATACGATGCTATTTGGTTCTTGGACGGAGTACTTGAAGAGTTTATACAGAAAGCGAAAGGCAAGGTTGGCTTTGCGAATTCAGTTAGATCAGCGGAAAAAGGTAGAGCGCTTGGCCTTGGAGTATTGGGCTGGCACACGTACTTACAAAAAAACGGAATACCCTTCGAGGGATTAACAGCACAATATGAAACTAGAAGAATATTTAGCCAGATTAAAATCGAATCTGAGCGAGCGAGTAGAGATCTCGCTGAACTTTATGGTGAACCTTTGTGGTGCGTTGGCACTGGGCTTCGTAATACTCATCTTAGGGCTATTGCTCCTACTGTGTCTAATAGTAAGCTTGCCGGTAATGTTAGTCCTGGTATTGAGCCTTGGGCCGCTAATGTTTTCACTGAACAAAGCGCGAAGGGTACGTTCATTAGGAAAAACAAAGAACTAGAAAAGGTTTTACGTAAAGCTGGATTAAATACTAAAGAGGTTTGGGATAAGATAATGGCTGACGGTGGTAGCGTACAAGACCTACCATTAGATGACTACGGCTATGTTAATAAAAAGCTAGTGGTATTATCTGAGCAAGATGATTTAGAAACTACAGGCTTTGATAAAGTTAAAAACGTGTTTAAAACTTTCAAAGAAATTAATCAACTAGAGCTTGTTAATCAAGCTGGTATACGTCAACAGTATATAGATCAATCAGTTAGTTTAAACCTAGCGTTTCCCTCTGAGGCTACACCTAAGTGGATTAACCAAGTGCATATGGATGCTTGGAAGAAAGGTATCAAGACCTTATACTATATGCGTACTGAATCAGTACTACGCGGTGACATTGCTAAACAAGCTATGGATCCTGACTGTGCTGCTTGCGACGGATAACTGTAAAAAAAGAAGGGGACCTCGCGATGAGATCCCCTTCGGTTACAGGAACTTTTGGGTATGGTACGCCCATTTTTATATTGTTCCTTATCTATATTTCTTAAACATAAGCTTGTATAGTAAACTATTCCAAGCTGCTTGTAACTTATCTATTAATCTCCGCATGGCTTTCCTGTTGCAACGTTAATCCAATTTTCTTTTTCAAACCAATCACGTAGGGTAGCGCCTTTCTTACGAGCGCCTTTAACGTTTGATTTACTAGAGCGTTTATACTTACCAGACGCAGCTGCAGATCTTTTAGCTCTAACAACTTTATCTCTTTCAGCTTTGCTCATTGATCTTACTTTTGAAGCAGGTAGACAAACTTTTTTAGTTCCACCACCTTTTACTTTAGATTTCTTTTGGAACGGTGAGCTTTGTGTATACATTATTTATCTAGTTTTTTCATTGCTTTGTTTCTAGCGCACTCCATTTTTTTAGCATACGTAGGTTTTTTCTTTTTGTTAAAAGCAATTTGTTGGTTTAAACTACCAACAATTTTTTTCTTATTTCCTTTACGGCTTTTAATTAACCAGTCAGCTAGGTCACCGCAGTTTAAATCTCTAAACTTACCGTCAGCATCTGGTGCGTCAGAGTCTTTCCATTCAAGTCTTTTCTTTGCCATGTTTTTTTCTTACTTTATTTTTGCAAGCTTTAGCTATCGCTGCTTGCTTAGGTTTTTTACCAAATCTAGAGCGCTGCTCCATTACGGTTAGTATCTGTATTTTTCTAGCAAAAGGTTTTTTTATATTCATAACCTTACTACACGTAGCTCTAGCATCTGATTCTGTAGCAAATTTTATTTTGACAGTATCTTTAGGATTTTCGTCTGTATATAATCTACGTGATGAACCTTTAGGTTTTTTACCTGTTCCTTTTTTTGGATCTGCCATTACAGTCTTGCATGTTTATAAACCAATTAGCTAATTGAGTGTCTCTTTTTGTAGCATCATCACGAGATTTTAATTTCTTAACTTTGCTACAAGTAACGTCGCCTCCGTATAATTTATTTATACGAGCTTTTAAAACACCTCTATAAGCCTTAGCCATTACTTCTTTTTCTTACTCATTTGATTCATAGCTTTAATATGCCCTTCAATTTTCTTAGCTTGAGCAGCGTGCATGCGTGATGCTTTTTTTAATTCAGCAACCACTGATTTTAAATTCTTATCCATAATTATTTCTTTTTCTTATTACCAAACTTACTTGGTCCACCAGCTTTGGTACAACGAACGCCCCACCCTGAAGCGTACGCCGATGGCCATACTTTAAATTTCTTTTTTGCTGCAGCCTTACAAGGTCCGCTTATCTTTCCGTACAATGGTGACTTTGCCATAATTATCTTTTTCTAGTTTTACGTTTTTTAGTTCTTGATTTTGTTTTTCTAGGCTGTGGTTTGTTACTAGGTTTTTCTTCGTCAATACCGATTTCCCAGTCTTGCCAACCACCTAGTAAAGCTAAGCGTTCCCAAGTTTCTAGATCTTGTGAGGTAGCTTGTACTACGTTGTTAGTTTTCTTTACAGCTCTGTCAAGTGGTATGTTGGTAAGCGCTGCTATAACATTAGCGCTTGCTAAGTAAGCTGGGTTATCTAAGCTCCAACCTTTTTCCATCATATCTTTTTTATCCCATTGATAAGATCTTGCAGCTTGATTTATACGTGATAGCTTAGCAGATATAGGTGGAGATAGTTTAGTAATTTCATAACCTACTTTTTCAAGCTTAGGCTGTTTCTTTTCCATCTCGTTTATAATACGTATGATAGAGTTTTTACCTACTGAAACTACAGCACCGCCAATTCCCATACCTCTTAGCAATGAATCCATCATACCGTTGGCTATACCAACATATTTTTTCTGCTGCTCTTCTGTATCTTCTTCGTCATCATCAAATGCAAACGCAAACAAAGCTTGTTGCAGCGCGTTAAACAATAAGTTCTGTGCTACACCGTAGTATATAATCTTACTTATATTAGTCTTAGCATCACCTCGACCATTCTTAAGATCGCTAGCCGCTTTCTTTATAAGTCTAGCATACTGAGCTGGTGTGTTAGCAAAAGCTAATACAAGACGTCCTAATGGACCTGCTTGTTGCATAGATATTCTATCAGGTCTTGACGACTGCTGAGACTCTTCCGCTGTCTCTCTAAAGTCTACAAACGCTTGAGCTTCAGCTTCAGCATCTGTCATACCTTGTTTTTTATAAGTCTTAATACGATTACGATAAAACGCTGAGCCACCTGATGCTATAGCAAAGCTATCTGCTATTTGTGTAGGCGTAAAACCAAACTCAAGTAGTTTATTTATAACACCTTTAGCTCCACCTTTTTTAGCCATGTCTGCAATATCAGCTTCACTTACGTTGATACGTAAACCACCACGACGTTCTTTTAAGAAGTCAGAGTTCATAAGCGTCATAAAGTCAGACCAAAATTGTTTCTGGTTTGCAAAAGCTTTACCTGCAGCTAGTATATTGTTATCAGTGAAGTTAACAAAGTTAATACTAGATATAGTTTGTAGCAATGCTGATCTTGTGTTGAAGAACATTATAGTACCAATACTACCTGTAACCCAGTCAGTAAATCTACCTGTAAGCGTATCGCCTTGGAAGTTTCTGTTACGACCAGACTTCATACGCTGTAGCATATTCTCCATAGCTAAGCGATATGGTTTACCATACGCGGCTTCTAGTTTGTTTAGATTTTCTTCGCTGAATATTTCATCTGCATTAGTCTGCCATTGTTCTAAAGCTTTAGCTCGCTTAATAGTGTTAAGACCTTCAAGCATATCAGTTGTAATCGTACCAGCTGGCCAACCTTCTTTAGGTCCAGCGTATTGATCACCTTTTTGTATATACATTAGTTGATCTGCAAAAGTTTTTAAATCTTCTTTACCTTCTACAAAATCAGATAAGTCTTGCATATCAGTTTCACTTATACCTGGAACAGACATACCTTGCTTCTGCCATATATAAACTCTTACAGCTTGCTCTTGAGTAAACGGTTCGCCTGGAACTTTCTTACGTAAATCTTTTGGTACAAGCTTAAGCTCTTTTTTCAAAGCTTTATAATCGTTCATCATAGCTATACGAGCTGATGATAATTCGTTCATTGCTTTACCATACGGATCTAGCAAGTTTTTTTTGTACCAAGCCATTTGAGCATCACCAAGTTTACCTTTAGTAAGTGTTGAGTATAACAAACCTGTAAAGTCTTCAGCTGACGGAGGTATAAAAAACTGGAACCTACCTTTGTTAGCTCCAACTACTTCTGCTTTAACACGCTTGTATCTTTTCTCAGATGCAATACCTGTTTTAACTTCTAGTATATCGTTAAACTCTTTATTAAGATCAACACTATCGTAAAACTCTTTATTAGCTTGCTTAGCGTCAGCGTCTAGATTAGACATGTTTTCTAAAACATTTGGCATAGACTTGCTAGCCATAACCCTAAAGTTTTTAGGAACTTTATTGTTATTTACTTGAGCTGCTTTTTGTTGTGTTAAATTAAAAACGTTTGATACTATATTTCCAGAAGCATTTACACCGTACAAATCAAATATACTTAAACCAGCTTCTGTTATTATATTGTTTGTATCTATACCAAAACGGTTTTCAGCAACATTTGTATTAAAGTATCTGGCCCAAACATTATCTGTTATTCTCCACCCATCTGGAGTTACAGAAGTATAATCAAACCTAAACTCTCCAGGTCCATATCCTTTTAATTTTTTATCAGAAGTTTCTAGTAAAGCACCTTGTTGAAAATTTCTAGTTACATCAGGCCATACTTTGTTTATATTGCCATTAATAGCTTCAACTAATAATTTTTTAGCTAAACTACTAGCTGGTAACGTGTGTTCTTCTACAAATGGATTATCTCTATAACCTTTTTCAAAAAACCTAACAGGAGCTGCCACGCGCATTGTAGTACCTTGATAAGCGCTAGTTGATGAAAATATAGCAGCTGCAAGTGGTATAATAACTGTAGGATTTTTTGAAATTTCTTTTTGAATAATTAACCATATTTCTTTTAAACCTTCAAGAGAAGCATTTTGTTCAGCAATAAATTTAGGATCTTTTAGTAATTTTTCTAAATTATTTTTTTTAGCTTTATAATTAAATCTTTTATATAAAGCTTTTATATTATTACTAGCTTCTGGAAAAATTATTCCATTAGCTTCTTGCTTAGCTATCCAAGCTTCCGCTTCACCTTTATTTAAAAAAGGAAAATTACCAGTCAATTTTCTTAAAGTAGTTTCACCTACTGTAAAAGGTTTACCTTGTATACCAAGATCTTTTAATTCTTTTTTTGTTTGTTCTGTTAAAGCACTTTCAGTTGAACCCGTAAGACTTAACCAAAGTTCTTTTGGTAATTTACTAACTAACCTTGAAGATACAGAATTATTTAAAAATTTGTTTACACCAACTAAAGTTTGCATGTTTATAGGTGTTTGACGAGCTTCTTTTACTATCTCAGAATAACCTTTTATATCTTGAGCAAAATCATTTTCAGATGTCGGTGAATATATAAAAGCGTTTTCTTGTGATCGACTAAGCATTATTCTTGGCTTGCCTTTGGCAACCTCAGCTTGTACTCTAGCTCTTTCAGCGGGTGCAATATCTTCGCGACCTTCTATAATATCTCTTGCAGCTACGTTGCCTAAGTTTCTAGTATACATATCTAGTATACCTTTAATAGTTTGAGCTTCTGCAGCACGTGGTGTAAAGTTAGGATCAACCTTACCGTCTTTAATACCTACAGCTTCTAAGAAAGCTGTACGATCGTAAGGCTTAAGTTTCCATTGAAAGTTATTACCAACACGATCACCTTTAGTATAGAACTTATTTAGTAGATTTCTAGGTATAGCAGTGGGTTCACCACCTTGACGTATAACTCTATTACCTTCAGTTACTTCAATTACATCTCTGTTAGCTTCAGTAAATAAATTCTTTAATGTAGGTTCGTTTTTTAATATCCAACGCTGTATATTTGCTACGTCATCTGACTTACGCAAATTATCTTTAGGATTTTTTATTCTGCTTACAGGTATGTTAAAAAAGTCTGCCACTGTTTGGTATGGTGCAACATCTTTAAGCTCCTTATATGTAACCGTAGTAACGTCTACGTCTTTATCTGCAATGCTTTCTTGTACTTCTGTTACCGCATTTTCTCTTACATTAGGCATAATCCTAAACGGATCAATAGCTTTTGCCTCTGGTTTAATAGCAGTTTCAGTCACAACTTCTTCAGCCGCAACACCTCTTACTTCAGTGACATCTTCTGTAAACTCTTCACCAAGAACTCTTTTCGATGCTTCAATTGCTCGAGCTGGTAGAAACTTATTTATATAAGCCGCTAGCGGTACACCTGATTCTGGATTATATTCTTTAATAAGATCTATAATACCACGCCGACCAGTTTCTATTTCGTCTGTAAGTAATTGACGATCAAAGCTAGGCGCTTCACTTCTACGCTCTACTATTCTACTTGTAATAGGTTTAAACTGTTCTATAATTTCAAAAGTTCCAGCTTCACCTTGCTCATCGTATATTTCTTGAACACGATTAGAAGCTTCTTCAGATCTTGATTCTTTAATTATTTGCTCATCAGCTTGTTGTTCAGCTGGTGTAACTAATTCACCTTCAACACCTTCAGCGGCTGCCCGTACTTGAGCTATAGATAATTCACCTTTTTCAATACTTTTGTTATAATCTTTTACAAAGTTATATACATCTCTACCATTGTTAAATTTTATTTTAACACCAAACTTTTGAGCAAGTCTACGAAATCTATCACCTATTCTAGTAGCTATATTTTCTTTAAAATTTATATCCCCTGTAACTAAAGCATCAGAAAACAACGTAATAGCCTCTTCCATTTGTTGGTCAATAGGTTTTTCAGCATATTGCTTCATACGTTTTTTAAAGTCACTATCTTCTATTTGGTCTATGTCTATTTTATTTAACTCAGCCATTAGAGATTTACCAAGATTTGTAGCTGCCTTAGGATTATTTTTTATTGTAGAATATAATATAGCATGTAAAAATTCATGAGCGGCTACGTTTACAGCTTGTTGGTTTTGAGCGGTCTCTTTATTTATAACTATCGTCTGCTCACCTGTTTCAGGATTTTGTAGTATATAGCCTTGCTCCGTAGAAGCTTTTATTTCTAAATTATTTTCATCAACAAATTTTAAAGCTTCAGCATCATCTTTAGCTTCCTCTACTTTAACACCTTTAACAAACTTAGATAAATCTTTTATAGTAAATACTTGTGCTTCTAATTTTTCTGCTTCGTTACGTATATCATATATTACATCGCTAGCTATTTTTCTTTTTTGATTTATACTAGCTATAATATTTTCTTTGTCTTGCTCGCTGTATTTATCACTAGCTTCTATTTCGTTTATTCTACTAGTAGAAGAAGTTAAATAATCAGAGGCTATATCTACTTGTTGAATTTGTGCTGGTGTTAAAGTTGTTGTTAATTCGTTATTACTTAATACAATATCTCTTAGATCAACTCTTATTTGTTCTTGAGCTGTGTTTATTTGAGCAATATCATCAGCGTTTAAATTTTTTCTATACTTACTATTTTCTAATTCGTTTAGTTTGTTTATAAGATTAGATACTCTTTTGTTTTCAGAAGGAGTGCGTAAACTGCTAGCTGATTTTATTAAACTAGAACTAAGCATTGCACCACCACCTCCAGCAAATCCTTGCAAAGCGCTTTCTATACTTTGTTTAGAAGTCATTTCTTTAACAACAAGGTCAATAGCCTCGCTATTTGTAAGACCTTTTCCTAAAGCTTCATTGTATGTTTCAAGTTGATTTTGTGACCATTCAGTAACGCTTTCTGTTGTACCTGAATTAAATAAAGCAAAAACAGTTTGCATAGCGCCTGGAGACATTTTACTTATAGCTCTTCCAACTCCTTTTATACCAAGTTTTTCTAATTGAGCACCTATACTTCCTAACGTAGCAGGTATTACAATTTCTGTTTCTCCGCGTTTAGCAAGTTCAACAACGTCAATACCAAATCTTTGAGCTTTAGCATCATTATAAGATTTAATATTATTAGCAATCATATCGCTATATATAGAGTAGCCACTAGTTGGTATAGCTGTAGCTACTGTAGCGCCAAAACTAGATACAGCATTTAAAGTAGCGGCTAAACCTGAAGTTACTTTTTTTACACCTTCAACATCTGGTATATCTGTAAACTGCGCAACATCACCTGTTAATGAATTTAAATAATTTATTTTAGTATCTATAACACCAAGTCCTTTAACAGCCTGTTCTTTTAGTTTATCACCAAGATTTACACCAAATATATTTCTATAAGTATCAGAAGATATAGAATTTGTAAGATAAGCTAAATTTAAAAGAGCTCTATCATCAGTACCTCCAATTTGTAAAAGCGTATTGGAAATTACAGCACCAGTGCTAGATAAAAGTCCAGGAACTTCTCGCTCTAAACTAACTTTTTCGTCTTTCATTAAAGAAAGATAATCTTCATATTGATTTTTAAAATCTTCTTTTTCTTGTGTTGTTTGTTGAAGCCCAGATAAAGAAGCTCCTATGTTTTCAAAAGATTGAAGTAAATCTAAACCTCTATAAGGCATAGTTTTTATTTCTGTTATATTACCTTCTTTTTCTTTTTCAGCTTCAAACTTTTCTCGAGATAGTGGTTCTGTTGATAAACCAGATTGTTCTAGAAAATTAATATAAGCTTCACTTTGTACTTGTCTTTCACGCTCTTTATATTGTTCAGCTGTTACTACTACCTCTTGTAATCCAACTGGCTCCATAGTAGTACCGACAACTTCACCGTCTACAGTAAAAGGAACGTAAGCTAGTTTAACTCCTCCTTCTGGAGCTCCCTCTCTTTCAGTTTGTATTTCAGCAGCACTCATAGGATCAAAGTCTTTTTGCTGGTAAGTCTGAGTTTGACCTAGTTTATAAGCGTCACCTATTATATTGTTTCTTCTATTGATTAATTCTTTATATTGAGCTATCCGTTTTGGAGAATCTAAAGGACTTATTTCTCCTGCTTCAAAAAACTTAGTGGCTTTAGTAGATGTTATTTTATCAATACGTTTATCTATTTCACGTACGTCTTTAATTTTTTCTAATCCCGATAAAATATCGTCCGGCTCTGATTCCGTACTCTCGGATGCTGTGTCCGGTTCCGATGTCACAGCCGCATCCACTGTTGCAACATCGTTTGTCTTTCCCTCTGTAGAGTCAGTTTGTATTTCGTCTGTAACTTCTACAGTAGTTGTTTGCTCAGCATCAAACAAAGCTTTTTGTTCATCAACCTTAGCTTGTATTTCGTCTGTAGATAAATTTTCAGATCTTAATTGATCTACTAATTTTTTTAATTGATCAACTTGCTCTTTATTTCTAGCCATTATATTTAATTTTAATCAATATTAATATCATCATAAATGTTTTCAACACCTGCTCCTATAGCGTCTTTAAGTCTAGATTTTAATATATTTTTATTTCTAAAATCATTTGTTGACAAAGTTCTTTTTCTACCGTCGTAGTCTACTTTGATTTTGAAACCTCGTGAGCCATCGTCTATCACGTCTCCAATAATATTTCCACCGCTTCTTTCTACAATATCAATTATACTTTGTTTTGCTACTTCACCTTCATTAGAATTAAACCAACTTGTTGGAAAAACATCTGGTAACACAGGTATAGCGTCTTCTACTTCAAGAAGAGTATCTACAATATCTAATCTTGTTTTAGCGTCTTTTAAATCTTTAGCATCTTTTATTTCTGTAGCTCCTGGTTTAGGTTTAGCTCTATCTTTGCTGTATTCAGTTATATAAAATTTATCACCATCTTTTTTAACATCAGGTGAACCAGTAAGTCTTTTTATGTTATCATTAATTAATGCTTCTGTAATTATGTCAGCTTGAGAAGCGGGATCATTTAAATACTTTTCTTGATCTTCAAGAGGTACACCAATTCTATTAAGTATATCTATTTGTTGATCTTTAGACGATGTTCTAACGCCTTCTGCAAAAGCTGTAGCTTGTTTGTTAAAAACATCATTATCTTTTACTACATCAGTATTAATATATATTTTTGTTTCATCATACACACGACCTTTTCCAGCTGAAATTGTTTGAGTTTTTCTTCCTTTTTCTCCTCCTACGTATAGAGACTCTGTTACTTTACCATCTTTATTTTCTATACCAGCTGCAATAGAAGCTTTAGATTGATCAAACGTAGGTATTAAATCTATAAGTAAATTTTTAACTGGATTTTTAGCATTGCTTCTCCACTCAAAAGAAGCAGTACCATTTTTTACATCAATATTTAAACCTTTTATTTCACCTGTATTTTTATCTACTTCTATAAGTTCATCATCTAAATATTGTTTAAAAGCAGCGCTATCCATATCCATCTTACCCGATATAATTATATCACCATCTTTTGTAACTGTTCTTGACACATCAACACCTTCAATTTCTCTTTGTCTTAAAGTTTGAAGCGCTGTAAGGTTTATAAATCTTTCTGTACCTTGACCAGCTATTTGCTTTGTAGTTCCAAGCGTAGACGAATTTACTTGAGCATCGTAATCTTCCACTTGAGCTTCATAGCCACCAGCGTTTTGTATAGCTCTTGATTGCCAAGCTTTATATTCTCTAATATCTTTTCTATATTGTTTACTAAGAGCCGGATCATTTACTAACCCCATGTTTAGCATAGCATCTTTTCTAATAACACCTATTTTTCCGTCAGAACCATTTAACATTTTTTCAGCTGCAGCTTGTACTTGCTCTATTAAAGTAGGGTCATCTATTTTATTCGCGTCAATTCCTTTTTCAATTCTGTTTTCATACTTTTCTGTAGACTTGTTAATAGCCTTAAGCATACCTGCGTTTCGTTTAGCAGTAGCATCTTTAACAGCATTGCTAGCTTTCATATAAGAATTAAAAAAATTAGTTCCTGCATTAGCAAGACCCGCGTATATTTCTGCTGATCGATCAACGATTATCTGTGGATTTCTATAACTCATTATTAATTAAAATTTTATTCCATAAAGAGGATTAATAGCCCCAGTTATAAGGCCTGCTAATTTATCAGAATTTGGATTTACAGCACTTGGAGCAGACCTATTAAAAGCCCCGCCACCAACAGCCGTGCCTAACATACCTGTAATACCACCAACAGCACCTGTTAGTGCAGACGCTTGCGCTTGGTTTGCAGAAGCTTGATTAGCTTGTGCTTGTGCTTGCGTACCTGCAGCTCTGTCAAGATCTGCATTAATTCTATTTTCTTGTGTTTGAAACTCAAACTGTTGGCCAGCAGCATCCGCGGCTTGAATTCGTTGCCCTTCTGATATAGCAATAGACTGAAGTCTTTGTTGCTCAGATATTTTTTGAGCTTGTAAAGCTTGTTCACCTTGTGCTCGTAGTTTTTCGTTTTGAGCTTCTTGTTGTTCTATGTTAGCTGCAATATTTTTCTTAGACTGCAACGCTGCTTGAGCAAGAGCTGTTGCTCCACCTGCGCTAGCACCAGTAGCCATAAGTGTGTCTAAAGTATTAGCAAGAGCAATATCAGTTTGTTCCATCTGTATTTCAGCTGCTTGCGTTGCTACACCTAACTGTGCAAAAGGATTTGTTAGTTGACCTGATAAATCTCTAGCAAGTTCACTTAAATCTTTTGTAGAAGAATAAGGATTTATCACGTCTTGCCTAGAGTTTTTTAAAGATCTAAGCTCAGCTTCAGCTCTAGCTTTATCATTCCTCGCTCCTTTAGCGGCTTGCTTTGCTTGATTAGACGCAACTGCTCCGCCTATCGCGGAAACACCTGCTGCTATTGCCGTTACTACTCCCATGCTAATTTATTTTTTTAGTTATTTCATAAGATGGTTTATCATCAACCACCCAGTTTAATTTTCGATGTGTTTCTATCAAAGGTTTTGTTCTACCTATAGTAAACATATAGTTTACACCATTAGCTTTACAAACTTCTTCAGCTGCGTTTATTAAAAGCTCTATAGCTTGTTTTCTATCAGCTTCTCTATATTTAGGGTTAGATATAACCCATTCAAATAAAGCTGCTTTAGAATTAGTATAATATATAAACCCTGCTGCTATCAATGTATTTTGTTTGTAAACCATAAGTCCACCAGTACCGTTATCAGGTAAAAAATCTTTAGGTGGATTAACCCATTCAGGCCACGCATCCCACCATTCACATAATGTATCCCAATCACTGTCCGCTAATCTGCGTACGTTTAATTCCATATAATTTAATTTAATAACTTGATACTGCGTATCTTGATCCCACTGACCATAATTCTTTTGCGCCACCTACATCTGTTATTGTGTCTGTAGATATTGTTACAGTAGCATATCTACCTTTTATACCTGATATTTGTTTTCCGTATAACACTTCACCGTTTGTGGCTGCACTATTATTTTTTAACACTGCATAGTATTTATTTTCTTTACGATCAAAACCATATCTAAATACAGGTGGTACTAATATAGCTGTTGCATATGTATTACCTTGTGAATCAAAAGCACCTCCATAGTAACTTGGTACTAACGGAGCTGTATCATTAGTGCTTTGGTAATTATCTAATGGATTTTGAGATCCATAATCAAATCTTTGCGCATCAGATATAAAACTATTTACTTGCCAACCGTTATCACCTTCATAGTTTACTGTTAAAAAGTTTTTAGCCACAGAAGAGTTTTGATTAAATACAAATTCTATATTAGATTCTTTTCTAAAACCATAAAACGTTCCTCTATTGTTACCAGTTAAAGGTGAATATTGTTGGTATATTTCTTGATCTTTAGTTGTGTAATATTTATTTTTTAAACTAAAAGAAAATGAAGGTTTGTAAGTATAAAAACTAGTCCAACCATTTACAAGCTCGTCAAATGCTAGTGTTTTATAATTAGCATTACTACCTGTAGTTTGATCATCTGCTATTGGAACAGCCCATGTTGGTTTTTGTTGTATAGATGTTATATAGTTTTTATTATGTATATCATACCCACCAACTATTTTGCTAGTTGTAGGCGCTACAAAAGCTACTCCATTACCAGTACCGACGCTAATAGTTTTATTAAAAGTAACAGTTTGGCCAGATACTTGTGTTACGTATATATCTGGTTGTAATACACCATTAACCCAAAGTTGCATACCTTTTTGTACGTTACTTAAAGCATTTGATATTTGAGCTATTGAAAGAGTTTTCGCGCTAAAAGCTGCTACAGTTATAGAATAAGGAGTTTGCAAACTACCAATAATAACTCGTGTTGCTTCAGACAAATTAGTAAGTTCATCTCTAAAAAAGTCTAGCATACCGTATCTAGATATTTCTGTAAGTCCATCTTTAGATAATCTAAGTACACTATTACGATCTTTGTCTACAAAGTACCTTTGAAAACCGTAACTAGCAAAACTTTCAGGGTTTCTACTAATACCAAAATCACCGTTATAAGGTACAAGCTCACCAATAACTTGAAATCTAGAGGTTATTGTAGCATTTCCTTCAGCAGAATATATAGCATCTTTATCTATAAGAGCTCTGTTAATCTTGTTTTCTTGAAGAACAATTAAATTACTATCATTAGCATGAAGTTTTTGTATAGAACCATATGCGGGTGGTGCTGATTTAGTAATATCTTCACCTATAGAAAATTGATTTGTATTATTTATACCTGTTCTAGAATTAAATATACCAGAGTATATAAGTGAATTAAATCTATCTTGTTGTAATGATTCTTCTTCTGCAAAATAAGCTTTAGCACCTAAACCTACTTGTGTATTATTATAGCCACCTCGTATTCTAGATTCTTCAACTATAAAATTACCTTTGTTGCTGTCTATACTTATAGCACCAGGAAAATTATAAGAAACTCCTGTTGATCCAGACATGTTTAATACTCTAAGGGTGATAGTACCACTAGTACCTGCTGTAATAGTTAAAACATCACCATCTGAATAACCGCTACCGTTGTTTCTTATTTTAATTTTGTTTATAGCTCCACTGTTTATAGAAATAATATCAACTGTTAAACCAGTTCCACTACCACCTGTTGTCGCTGTATTGTTCGACAATCCGTAACCTGAACCTGCTGTGAAAGAAGCTATACCAATAACTTGCCTCGCAAAAGTACCTGATGCGTTATAAGGATATCCACCTGGATATACAGGTACTTGACTTGCTAAAGTAGCATCATCTTGCTGTAACTGTTTTAACCAGAACGAATTATAGTATAATACTTCTTTTACTATAGCCATTATATTATTATCACTTATTTTTTATTATTTTTATTAAGCATTTTCTAAAGATACTTTTATTTCCCAACCAAGTCCTGGATTTGTAGTTAAATCAGTTCCTTGTATATCTGTGCCATTTGGTAATGGTGATAATTGTATAACACCTTGAGATGGTTGATTTACGTTATTACCAGCAGTTAAAGTTGTAGTACCTATAATAGATTCTGAAGGTTGTCCAGGTGCTTTTAAAAGTTGTATAACCATTTTAGTATTAGCTGGAACTTGAAGCGGATCTCCACCTGTTTGTCTATTTACTTTACATACTATTTTTGTAGTACCACCAGTAGTAGGTGTCCATGGGTTTATATTAACTAATTGAATAGCACTATTAAAAGAATTAATTCCTGATACAGAAGCAATTAAAGTACTTGAATTAGTGTTATATTCAAAAATAACCTGCATATCTAAATCACCTGTATGTGAAGTTGTATTGTTTTGCACGTTTAAACTAAAAGTTACAGTTTGTCCACTAGAAACTACAACACTAGCATTAGTAGTAGCAGTTAAACCACCTGCATCAGTTACTATAACAGGTATTGTATAAGTGCTATCTGGTGGCAAATCAGGATTTCCTGTTAAAGATAAAGAAGTTCCCTCAGATAATATACTAAATCCATAGTTGTTACCAGTTGTATCAATAGCACTTGAGGCGTTTACAACAGTATTTGCAGCTATAGAAAAACTTAAATCTTCTTTTTGTTGAATAGAACTAGCACCTGTATTTACACCGTTAACAGCGTTAGCGCTGTAATCTGAATTAGGTATTTCACCTAAATTAGATATAATATAAGGACCTGGCGCGGTACCAAAAGAAGGTGCGGTATTAGTTAATGTCCAATTAATTGTAAAATCAACAAACACAAGAGTTGAATTGTCTTGAACACGTATAACTAAAGCATAATTATTTTCTGCAGCTATAGGTGAAATATCAAAAAACCCATTTGTTTGTACATAAAAACCACTACCACTACTAACCAACGTAAAAGGTGTTACATCCGCATTAGTTGCGCTTTTAGCTAACAAAGGAATACTATTACCACCTAAAGTATTTCTAGTAGCAGATATTATAGAAAAGTTTTGACCAGTTACTAATGTGCCAGAAGAATTTAAAGGAGTAATTAAAGAACCAGAATCACCAAAAACAGCGGCGTTTATAGGGCTGCTCTCATTTTGAGCAGCTGTTGTAGATGATAAAGAAACAACTCCGCCAGCACTTTGAGATTGTTTAACTTCTAAATTAAGATCTTCAACTAATCCTACAGATGTAGTTTCCCAGTATATATCTAAAACAGATTCTACAGGTGCTGTTTCAAAAACACTTAAAGCTAATCCAAAAGTTCCACTAGTTTGATTTATTTTACCTATTTTTTTAGCTGTAGTAAGTCTTGCTATATATGGGTTTGATTCGCTATTATAAAATGATTCATAAGTTAAATCAACACCTGCGTTGTTTTTATAATTAGTTTCAGCTAAAGTAGATACACTAGCAGCAAAAACTGGAGTTGAAGGAGGGTTATATTGAACAGAAAAAGTAGAAGATTCACTATCAAAAGGTTCTACTCTACCAAAAAGTCTAACGCTACTTTGAAATATTTTTTGATCAGGACCTACTTCAGATAAATCTCTAGGTATTTTATTTATATTATCATTAAACAAAACTATATTAGAAGTTTCATTTATTTCAAATGGTTGTTTTAAAGTTGCTAGAGATTCAAAAGGATAACCTGATAAAATACCAGGCACATATACATTGTAATAATCTTGTTCTGTTTGTCTTACTACAAATTTATACGAGTACCAACCAAGTAAATTAGGTTCGCTTATACCTGTTATTGTAGCAGTTCCATTAGCACCTGGAACTCCATCTATATTTATTGCATCGCCATCTGAATAACCTTCACCCATTTTAGCTATTTCAACGCTAGTTATAGCGCTACCTGTTACGGTTATATTTACAGTTAAACCACTACCTGTTGTAACGTGACCAGTTGCATTAGTACCTCCAGTAGTAGTAACATTATTAGCGCTAGAATACCCAACACCTCCATTTAATACTACTATTGTTTCTGCAGCGCCTATTGGTACGTAAACACCAGGATAACCATCTTCTTTATCTACTGGTACAGCGTTTAAACTACCTTTTTTATTATCGAATAAAACAGATAAACTATCACCAGGCCATTTGTATAAACTTGAAGTAACGCCGCTTGATGCTGACGGAGATGACCAAGATTTATAAGGTACATATATAGTAGAACTACCGTATTGTACTGTGTTTTCAGAACTTGAAACATCTTTAGAAGATAATATAGTTGTAGAAGATCTTCCGTATTTATCAGCTAAGACTACTCCTAATTGATAATTTCTATTTTGTTTAAGCGTATGGTTTGGATATTCTATTTGACTATAAATAACATTAGCATCAGGAGAACCTGTGTTTACTTGAGTTTTATCTGCAAATCCTAATCCGTAATTTAAAAAATCAGGAGAACTATGCTTGTCAATGTAGTTTCCGTATATTATTCTATTACTACTTGTCTCTTGAGAAAACGCTCTAACAGGAACTTTATCATAAACTCTTGTTGTTTGATCTTCAGGTAATACTTTGTATGGTTTAGTAGATAAATATTTATATGTAAAAATATTAATATTACCATTATTATTTAGCTTGTCTATACTAATCATGTTTTTATTAACCTCTTCAATAGGTATTGTTTCTACAGATTTAATAGAAATTTGATCAGATTCTTTATACAATATTTCTACAGCTGAAACACGTAGGCTTGTTTCTATATTATTAGAAGGCATTTCTATATTTAAATCAACATCAGTAGCGTTGTTTTCCATAAAAGAAACTACAGTACTTCTATAAGTTTGCTCTGCGTCATTTTTTGCAAAATTACCGGTAGTGTCTGGTTGTGAAGAAACAAAATAACCTGATTGTTTAGGTACAAAACAAGACTGACTAAACGGTGCCATTATAGAATATTCACCATCATCAAATTTAAATCTATAACTAAAACGTATAAACCTATCTTTTACATAATCTGGATCACCAGCCCAATCAGCATTATAATCTGGGTTTGGCTGTTGAAAAGCTATATCCTTGACGTCAGTTACAGAAGTTGATGATACAGCTGGAGAAAACGTAATTAAAGTTGCTGTAGATGCAGTAACAATTTTATCGTTTAAAATAGGTGCTCCAATACTTACTATTTTAGAACCTACACTAGGAACAAAACCTGTTGAATTTATAGTAACTTGGTTAGTTACACTTTGAGTACCATTAATTGTTGAAGCTATATTTATCGGTAAAAATTCTTGTGAAGGATTTGATATAGTAGATTTAAGCTTATTATTGTAAGCCATGTCTACAAATCTAACGGGGTTTACTGGTGCAAATTTAGCTACAGATATTTGATCTTCATTTTGATAATAAGAATCATCATTTGCTGCTATATTTACATTTATTTTTCTTGGTTGGTTTCTATAATCAGTAAAAAATAATAAATTTTCTATAATACTAACGCCATATATAGGACTATTTTTAGAAAAATTTAAAAATCTACCTTCTACTAATTTACTCCAAGTACCTGCACCTAAATTATTATATTGATAAATAATACATTTAGCAGTTGATGGGGCAAAATTACTAATAAAATCAGAAGAAGTGTCTACATAATCAGTGTAAAATAAATATACATTGTTTTCAGAAGGATCTACAAAATAACCTATAACATCTAGATTAGGATCTGTAGGTAGTAAAGGATTAGCAACAATAGAGTTTCCTTCTATATTTTCTAATGCCCCAACGTCTTCACCCTGTGATCTACTAATAGCCACGTTTTGTGCTGATCTGTACTCGCCTGGTGGAATCAATCGATCGTCAAGATCTTGATTCATTTTAGACTGTACAAAGTTATTTTGAATATCTGGCATTTAATTCTAGTGTTTTATCCATTTAGACTTACCACGCATAACCTGAACTATTTCGTTAGATTTAATATTTGATAATCTAATCTTTGCATTTCGTAATTTTGCGCTAGCTTCTTTCTTAAGTCTTTGTATTATATATTCTGGCTGGTTTATACGACTAGCAAGAACAGCATGCATCACGTAAGCATATACAGCTTGTTCAGCCATTTTAGGTACTTTAGTATCTAAATCATTAGATAAACCATCAGATATATATTCTAATAAAATAATTTTATCTACTAAGTTTGCTGAAAAAGAAAACTTACCTTCTCTTTCGTTTATAGTAAATGATCCATTGACATTAGCAAGTTCTGGTTCTAATCCATACAACTGACCGTAGCCATACATGTTACCTCCGTTAGCATAGTAGTAATCATAAGATATTAAACTGTTTTGTTCTATTTGATCAAGCTCTGAAAGCGAATTGTTTTTCCATCTTTTTTCTATAATAGAACTTACTTCTACGTTTTCATTAAACGCATCTTGAATTGGAACACCCTGATTATCTTGTAAAGGCATTTCAGATGGATTACTAGTTAGTCTAGTAGGGTATATAATATGTTTAACTCCTTGAGTATCTGACCAAGAAACTTCTACATAATTAACATAGTCTTGCGGTAGCACTACGCTTAAATTTTTAGGAACTGTAAGCTCTTGAGCGTTTACACTTCTAAGGGTGTCATAACTAAATTCTTGTATTGCTCTTTTAACATGAAACATTACATCAGTACGTTTAACACTAGGTATAAGTTTACCAGGACCTACATAAGCTACTAAAAAGTTATTAACAAGATCACCTAATCTAGCATAAGCATAAGAGCCATAATTTTCTTCTACTATATTACCAAATGCTTTTTCACCTATAGTATTACCGTAATTACCACCGTCTAATTTTTTTAATTGTACAACTACAACTGTGTTAGCAGGAAGAGCCCCTGTTATTGTTATCGCATTTACAGAAACTGTATATGGACTAGTGTATTCTGTATATGTGCTTGCTGCTCCTGTAGGGCTAGTGTATAGTTTAAAATTATTTAAAGCATAACTTGGCGTCGCAGAAGACACCGCATTGAATATTAGATCTGTATCAAATGTAGTTGTAAATACTTGACCAGCAGTACCACCCGCGTCACTGACAAAGCTTTGAGCTCCTTCGTAGTATTGCCTATTATTTTCTTGCATCATTGACATATCTTAACTTTTTGAGTTTACTTCTTCAGCTTGAACAGCTTGAGATGCTGCTTGAACTATCTGCGGATCTCTAATTACAACACCTGCATAAGCGAGTATACGAAGTATGACTTCTGTTTGCTCTGTGTTATCTAACTCAAATTGAGTAGATGTAGCTGAATTATATATATAAGGTCCTGAAGTCCAAGGATTTTGACCATTTAATCCTATAAAATTCCAAACAACATCAGCAGGTTTACGTATGTAACTAACCGTTATGTCTGCAGCGTTAACAATTGTTGTTGGCTTTACAAATATATGTGTTTCACCTGTATTTGAACCACCAGTTCCTTGAACTGTTTGCTCGTATAAATAAACGGGGAATTGTATTGTAGGTTTTGTAAGTGGAGAAAGATTAATATTTAAGAAGTCATTGCGCTCTACGCGTTGTAATTCTTTCTCGTCTTTATATATAACTGTACCTATTCTATGTAGATCAGACGGTGGTAAAAAATAACCACCAGCTCCGTTATATGTAGTATTACCTATAGTTTTAAATATAGATATACAATTGTCAATATTTTTTTGTCTGTTAGCGTATTCACTATCAGTTTGCGGCACGCGTAATTGCTGATTGAGATCTTCAAAATAGTTTTCAAAAATTTCTAACTGTACCTGTGTGCCTAGCTTATTAAACTCTTCTGGTGTTATATAGCCTCGTTGTTCTTTGTTAAGAATAGACAACACTGTTGTATAAACAGTATTTACGTTTATTGCCATTGATATTTTTATTTATATAAAGGGCGCATTACACGCCCTTGTATATTATTACACGTTAGAGAAGTTTTTTCTCTATTGATTTATAAACTTCTACGCCTTCGTCTGTTTTAAACCATGCAGCCATTGCTGAGTAAGGGTTTTCATCAAACGGTACGTTCATTAGTTTTCTTCCATTGCTACCCCAAGTAAATGTTCTTTGATCTTGCGAAAGTATAATCACTCCATTTTCAGTTGCTACAATTGCCACGTTACGTAGTTGTACGTTTTCATCATTAGCAAGTTCTACAAATAAAGAAGGATTCTTTTTAGCAAACAATAGCAAGTCGCGTTTAAGTTCTTTAGAACTCATCTGAGATACTCTAGAACCAACTTCTACACGCATAATAGCTTCTACTTGATCTATATCCATAGATGTAGCTGCGTTTAAAGCGTCGATTTGTAGTTCTAATTCATCGAGCTCATCAGTAGCTTGTTCAATAGCGCTATATTCTTGATATAATCTATTTTTCAAAGGGTGATATAATGAAAGTAATTTTTGTAGGTTTTGTTGTTGCTTAGGAACAGTTAGTGTACCGTCTCTAAACATAATATGACCTAAAGTTACTTCACCTTTTTGCTCATCAACAAGTGGTGAATCTTGATTTGTTGCATACCTAATTTCTCGTTGCTTACCATTGGTCTCGTCAAAGTATAATAATGCATGCTTTCTTGTATGTCTTCCTGGGATTTTAAGTGTTAAAGGAGATTTATTTCCTGTTAAAAAATATACACGATCTTTAATTTCCCATTCAGGTTTACTCGGCTTTTGTTCTACAGTGTTAGCCTTAACTGTTTCTTGAGTTGCAACCTCATTTGTTTCTACTGCTTTAGCTTCTTTAGCCATAATATAATAAAATTAAATAGTTAAAAAATAATATCCCCCGCCCGAAGACAGGGGTTATTATTAAAATTGAATCATTAGATTCCTTTGAATAGTACAAAGTTATTAGCACCTTGAGTTACTAAACATCTTTCAGATAGGAAGTTTACTTCCATTGCGTCAAGAGTTGAAGTAAAAGCACCACCAGCTGAACCAGTCAACCAAGACTTCATACGACGATCATCGCTTTCAGAAGCTCTATATCGTACGTGTAAAAACGGACGACGGATGTTAGATCCTAGAATTTGATCGTAGACTGTAGAAGTTCCAGCAGGAACTAATACACCTTCGATTGAACTAATTCCAGCAACACCACCACGAGTAGAAGCATCGTTTAGATATTTCCAATCAGTCTTATAGAAATCGTAAGAACCACGACGGAATCCAGAGAATCCTAAGTTCAATGCCATTTCTTCAGAATTTTCGAAAAGACCAAATGCAGTACCTCCAGCTGAACCAGCAGAGATTGCAGATAGCATATCGTCAAAGTCTAGTGAAGTCTGACGCTGTAAAAACAACATGTTTTCTTCAATAGCTCCTTGAGTATCTAGGTTTTTAAGAATGTTATCAAACTCATCTAGTCCGTTAGCAGCAGTAAATCCTACTTCTACGTTACCACGAGATTGAATAGCAGCAAATAAACCTTCAGTACCAGGCAAAGTAGCCGTAGCACCTGCAGCACCACCTTGATTATACTCACCTTCTACTAATGCCATTTCTAGGTAATCTTCAAAACGCAAGCGAGTTTCAGATTCAGCCTTTAAATACCATAAGAATCCAGAAGTACCATCTTCAGTAGCAACTTCTACCCAACCAATCTGTGCCATATCAGAACCACTAATAGTGTATTGATCTCTTATGATAATTGGAGAGTTAGAAAATTGAGTTAACTGAGGAGTTACAGATACTCTTGTGTTAGCAGCTTGTACGCCTGTTCCAGCAGCAGCACCACCAAGGTTACTACCTTTTACATATGCAGAACCATATACAAACACCTTAAGACTAGCTTGAGCCCCAACAGCAACAGCAGCAGCTACAAATCCAGCAGCAACAAGACCAGTTCCAACAAAAGGAGCTACAGTAAATGTACCACCGTTTCCAGGAGCACCACCAGCAGCTACAGTTGTAGAAGCAGTTACAATACATTTTTGCTCAGCACCAGTCGCAGGGTTTAATAGAACTACAGTATCATTGATAGAAACAACGTTTCTCACAGTGTTAGGTACTGTAATAAGGTTAGCGTTTGCAGCATCTGCTCCAATACCAAATCCAGTATAACTGATATGTAATCTATTTTGTTCAGACCAAATTACTTGATCAGATGTCATTGGCATTTCAGCGCCAACCATACGTAAGAATCCAGATAGTGTACGGTTTCCGTAACGCTCTACTTCTTGTTCGTAAATCTCAGGTAGATACTGTTGTGCAAAAGTTGCACCACCAGCTCCAGCTGCGTTAAATTGTAGGTAGTTACTCGCCAACAGTTGTTGAGTTGCCGAAGGTATTAAACTACCAAATTGTGGAGTTAAAGCCATAATTTTTGTTTTAGTTAGTTAAATTTTTTAGTTTTGATTTTTAATTTTGAAGAATCAGCACCGCTTATTGCTTTTACTTTTAATCCACCAATATAAACTTCACCTGAGTTTGTTTGCCTAGGCTCATTGCTTATGTTTTTAGATTTAGCCATAACATCTTTAACAGCATCAGCTTTGCCTTGCTCATAAAAATGTTGTGCTATTGTATCAGCGTTACGAGCTGCGTATATAGCTTTGTGGTAACCTTTAGTATCTGTTATTTCACCTTTGTCATTTAAGAACGTCTTAATGAAGTTTGTAATATCAGATTGATTTTCAGCTACCTGTGCTGGGTTTTTAATACCGTATCTAAATTTTTTATCACTAACTTTAAAATCGAAACCTTCGAAATCATTATTTAATAATTTTTTAGTGCGGTCAATAAAATCTCCATGCTTAGCTTTTACAGCTTGCTGCTCTTCGTTGTATCGGTTGAAAAACTCTGTTGCTTTCTTTTGTTCTTGGGTTACGCCCGGTCTCAACTTGATCTCGTCGTAATACTTTCCCTTAAGATCTTCAAGAAATCCCTTAGCTTTGGCAACCTCCTCTTTAAACGCAATTTTTCTTTTGCGTATGTCTTTTGGTTCGTCGATATCTTCATCATAATCAAAATCTTCTAATAGAAGACTTACGTCTTCAGAATCTAAATGTGGTTTTGTTTGTTTATAATATTCTCGTATTAAAGTTTGGTTATCAACATTGGTATAATCTGCGTTAAGCCTAACATAGTCTTGTACAGTTCCGCCAGTTTCCTCCATAAAGGCAACTAGCTTTTCAATATTTTCAGGTAAAACTCTTTGCTCTTTTACAGCTTGTTCTACTTCTTTTACAATTTCTTCTTGTACTTCTTCTTCTGTATTATCTACTAATTTTATAGGAGATTCTACTTCATCTTCGGAGGTCCGTACTTCTTCAACCACTTCTTTGCTGTCGCTACTGTCTTTGGACTCTTCGACAATAGCATCGCTATCATTTGTCTCTTGTGTTTGAACGGCATCTTCTTCTTTTATTTCTTCGTTTGGTATTACAACTTTTGTAACACTAGGTTCTAATTTCACTAAAGGTTCTTTCATGTTAACTTTAGTAATTTCATTTTGACCTTGATTATCACCTAAATTCTTAGGCTTAGAATGAGATTTTATTTTAAATTCTCCTTCTTGTTTTATTTCTTCTGACATAATATAATAATATAAAATTAATGGGGTTTATTTTCAACGAGGCTCAAACTGTTCAAGTCCAAATCCTCCTAGTGAGTCAAACCCAGCTGACTCAAAATTCTTAGGCAGTTCATCGTTTTTACGCTGTGAAATCATTTCTGATTGCTGTGTACCTATAATTCTAGCACGTTCGTCTTTACGATCTTCTATATCTTGTTCTTTTGCTTTTTCTGCTTCTACATCAATTCTAGCTAATTGCATATCATATTGAAACTTTTCTGCCATAAGCTGTTTTTTAATTTCAGCTTCTGTTTGCATGCGTTGTATTTCAAACTGAGATTTACCTTGCTCTAATTGTAATTTAGTTTCAGTAAGAGCTTGTTGTTTTTGCAGTTCAGCTAATGTTGACTGTTCAGCAGATTGAGCATTAGCTTGTGCTTGCGCTTGTATATTTTCAAGCTGAGCTTTTCTAGTTGCTTCTTGCTTTTGCTTACGTTTTATTTTAAGCATTTGATTAGCTAATTTAATATTAGATATCTGTCTAATATCTATAGCATCTTCTAAATCAATACCTCCGTTTTGTAAAGCAATTTGTATATTTCTTTCTAAACCTGCTTTATCTTCTTCTTCAGGTTCTAATTCTAAGAATATACCAAACTCATGTAGGTTTAGTTTTTCTATTTGCTCTAAAGTATCTACATTAAAAGTGCTAATACTATTCATTAAAGCTTGTTTCAATAATGGAAATTCTAACATATCAGCAACGCGTAAACTAATATTTTCAGCAGTTCTTACAGTTAGATACATAAGTGATTGTAATATATGTTTTGTAGCTGTATTAGAAGCTGCTGCTGCTAATTTTTGTAAACCTACCAATGAATCTTTATCTGGCTTACTACCATCTCTAGCTTCATTAAGGCCAGTTACATCTCGTATCATTTGTAAATAATATTGATATGTTTGCGTTAATGATTGTATTTTAGCCATACCCGATGAAGTCTGAAGTTCTTGTATTGGTACCTTACCTCTATTAGGATCACCATCTTGAGTTAAACTTCTACCAACTATACTACCAGTTTGGAAGTACATGTTTAAAGCCTCAGCTGGATTATAGTTTGTACCATTACCAAGATCAACTTCAGCTAAACCATCTACGTCTACATAAACGCCGTCTGGCACCATACGTGCTAAAACTTGCTGCAGTTTAAGGTGCGTCAGCTGTATCATATCAGCAAAGCCCACACATTTACTTACTAAAGATTCTATACGACCTTTGTACATTCTAGGTGCAGAAATACTGTAATTCATCTCTACTTTAGTTTGATCGCTATAAGGTCTAGTCATGTTTTTAGCTAGCTCCCATTTAAGCATTTTTTTATGACCTAGAATTTTAGCGCCACTATATAAAACTTCTATAGCTCTATGAACTTTATTAAAGTTATCAGTTTCTGGCGGGTCAAATGTATCGTCTTTTTCAAGAGCTTTTTCAAGACCTTGATCTGTTTGTTTTATTTTAAATACTTGATTTTGATAAGTCTTATATTCAAAATATAAAACCTGTATAGTATCATTATCGTTATTCTGATTATAATAATTTCTAGTGTAACTTATATCACCGGGATATTTTTCTATTTGTTCTAATTCATCTTGTGTTAAGTAAGGAAATTGTTTTTTAATTTCTTCTAAGCTAACGCTTTTTACTTCACCAACATAATATATGTCTTCAAAATTAGGATCATCAGTATACGAGTATACTAAATTAGCAGGATCTACGTGGTCTACAGTAACTCCATTTGCTAAATTAAAATTAGTTTTAACAGCTGCGATACCAAGTACTGTTAAGTCATAAGCTAAACGCTTTTTAGTTTCATCGTATTTATTATAATTTAAAATATTGCTAATAGCTTCTTCTTCTGCAATTTCAATAGCTTGCTTATAAGATAGCTGCATGTGTAATTCTAGCTCTTCCTTGCTTTTTGGTAATTGCTCTTCAGATACATTAGTTCTTTTTAAATCAATACCAAAAGATTGTTCTGCACTAGATATTATATCAGCAGCAAAAGCATCTTCAGACAAAGCAGTCGCGTGATCAGTTCTTTGTGATATTGAAAATGGATCTGTTGCAAAAGATTTTATTTCATAACCTCTATCTGTCATGCCATTTACTACAATATCCACAAATTTAGATAATACAGCTACTGGCTTCCAGTCTAAATTAAGGTAAGATAAATCACCGTTTATAGATAATTCATCTTTATATTTTTGAACACTTTGTTCTCCACGAGCGTATAGCTTTAGATTGTTAAAATACCTCCAATTGTTTCCAAACCTTCCGCCATCTCCAAGACCTCTATCGCCTCTGAACCATTCGTTTTCCACAGCTCTTCCTACAGCTAAGCCATATTCTAAAGTACTTTTCTCTGCGTCTGGTACTACCTGACTTGGGAAAGAACTATTAACGTTAGTATAAATCATCTATTTTATTATTTTTGAAATACCACCTTTATTATCATATTTCTTGAAACCTAAAGGTACAACATTTTTTTCAACTTTGAAAACTGGTGTGTATCTATTTTTATTACAAGCCATAAGCGCTAGGCCAGAACTAATTGTTGCATCAAACTTAGTTCTATTGTTTATATTAAATTTTGCCCAGTCTTCTAGTGTGCGCTGAAAATACATATCACCATATGTAGTTTCTTTTAATCCGATAAAATCTTCTATATAAGATTCAATAGCAGCAGCATGCGCTTGCTTAATATCTTCAGAGGAGTTTGGTATACCTCCGATTTCTTTTTCAGTTATAGATAATTTATTATATGTTTTATCTGGGCGATTCATACTAAATCCTCTATAACCTCTACGTTTAAAATGGTATAATAATCTTGGTTTATTGTTTTCACAAAGTATAGGCATGCCATAAAAAACGCAAGCCATAAGTACTTCTTCAAAAAATATCTCAGCAGTCTGTGGTCGAGCTACATATTCTAAGAAAAATTTATTAGGTGGTACATCTTCCATACTAAATTTAGTAAGACCATGCAAAGCACCTTTAGAACCTTTGTTATCTACTGTTCCTGATATATCATAAGAGTCACAACCAAAAGCACCACAATGTTCATTACCAGGGTATTTAACTCCATTTTTAATTATTAAACGGTTTTGTAAATTAACAGGCGGTACCCATGAAACTAAAAACCTACCGTCTTTATGTGGCATAAATTCTACAAATGTATCTTTATGACCTTTAGCCCATTGGAAAGAACCTTTAGTTACAAGTCCTCCGGTTTTTATATCTTCATTGTAATCTATTTGCTCGTATATCTTAGTTAGATTAAATAAAGATTCTTTTGTTTCATCTCTAAAAGCGTGTTGCTCAGTACGAGGAAACTGTCGGTAGTATTCGTTTAAACTATCTTGATCACCTTTTAAACCATCAACTTCATTTTCCCAATGGTTTATAACACCTACTTCAATTTGTGAACCGTCTGAGCCTTCAACTGATTTTGACGGCGTATCAAAGACAGGGTGTCCATAAGTATCAATGAATCCTTCGTAGTTCCATTCCATAGGTATAAACAAAGAATATAGTCCTGAGCTAGTCTGTCCATTGCGGTTTCTACTGGTAACATCTGATGCATAATATAATCTTTTAAAGTTTTCTCCACCTTTATCTAGCGAGTTACTTGTAGAACCCATCATACACTTACCTACAATTCTACTACCTAATCTAAGCGTTGTTTTTGTAACCCTCCAGTTATTAAGTATATTGTCAGGTCTTTCCCATTTACCTGATTCATCGTGCACTAACAGTTTTAGTTTTTCACCATCATAACTGTTATCACCTGTATTCTTCCAGTCAATAGTTGTATCAAGACCTACTACTTCGTCAGGTGTTTCACCTTGATCTAGCTTTCTACGAGTTAGCTTTGATGCTGGTACTCTGTATGCTAACTCTGTTTTAGGACGGTCCATACCGTCTTGTATTGGTTTAAAAAAGAAAGGGTAGTTAATTGATATTGGTACTACCTTGTCGGTAAACATTTTTTTAGCATCAGCCCCTGATTTTGATAAGATACCGAATCTTGCATCGCTTGATATTGTTGCAAGGTTAACAGTTTCCCCTGATGCCATGAAGCTAAAACCAGACCTTCTGTTTTTGAGGTAGCACATACCATAGCATCTTGAGTCTGCTTTGCAAGCTTCCCAGAATATAAAGAATAATCTGTTTGACTCCCTAAAGTCTGCTGCCCCAACATCAATTTTACTCCACTGCAAGTACATGTAGTGAGTACCAGTAAGATAAGTAGTAATACCTTTGTTATTAAACCAATGGCCTTCGTCACGGCGTTTAAACTCTTCGTCAATATACTCATACCATCTTTCTTTAAAGTGCTCTGGGTATTTACCCCATTCAAATACACTTTTTATTTTATTTAATTCTTTAGGATATTCTTCTCTAGACCATTTGTCTTTATCCTTATTTATTTTACCTTTAAACGGTGGTAAAGCTATTTTAAGGTTTTGTATTTCATATATATCACCTATTTGACCAGTTTTGCTTATAACAATTATATCGTGTTCTTTGTTATAGCCATACTCCCACTTTTTGCTTTTGTTATTTCTTTTAAGCACGTGAGGTTTTATGTGATCTGTAAGTACAGTAAGTAAACTTTGACTATACATTATTTAGATCTACCTTCTGCAAAACCTTGAAAAGATTTTTGTTTGCTATCACCTGATTTATCCTCAAGCATACTTCTTTCTTCTTCAATACGATTAAGTATTTCGAACGCATCGAATATAGCTAACTTTTTTGTTGCAGCTGCGTTTTTTAAACGATCAGCTGAGATGTCATCATCTGAATCTACAATAGGTTCTTTAGCTACCTTAATTAATTCCTCAACTGCTTTTTGCCCAGCTTGGATTATATTCAACTTGGTTTTCTTGGTGCTCATATTTAATTACAATATCATTTGATTTCATACAATAAAGCCTTTGGTCATTTACAATAAATTCAAACTCACTGTTAGGCGTAAACCCAATAGTATCACCCTCGCTTATTCCCTTAGCTTCTAAGGACTTATTACCATATTTTAGTATACCAATAAGCTTTTGCTCTTTATCTAGTTCTAGATCATTATTATTTTTAAGTGGCATAGCAAAGCATCTGTCTGCAAACGCGTACCACTTATATATTTTTTTATATAAATATATTTGATCTATTTGACAAAAGTAAAGATCGTCTTTAAAAAACTTACTACTATTAACTTCTTTACCTTTCATATTATAATATCTTCTAAAGACATTATGATGAACTATAATTTCATCTCCTTCTTCTATAGATGTATTAAAAGCAAGAGGTGTAGAAACAACAATAGCTTTATTATTTACAAATCTATATTTTTCAATACTAGTATTTAATAAAAGCTCTTCGCCGTCTACATCTATAGAATTATCATAAACATTACCTACAGGCTTTATGATAAAATCATATACACTTTTCATTAATATTCTAAATCATACTCAACAGATACCGCCATGTTAGAATTAAATTTCTTCCATGGCAATACCTCGTTGTTTTTCTTTATATGAATATTATAAGAACGATCTGTATCTTCAAATAAAATATATGCGATCTCATGGCCGCCATAAACTTGTTGACCTACGGAATAATGCATTGCATCATTTTTATAATCAGAACCAATACTGATCTTTCTTATAACAGAATCCATTTTAGTCTTCTGCTTTTACTACAGCTGATTCACCTTCATCTTCTTCTTTTTCGATCTCAGTGTACTCGCCTGTAGCCATATCAATATTAATACTTCCGTATTCTTTCTCTAGCTCTGATTTAAACTCTTCTAAATCTTTATTAACACCAGCTATTTCGTGTAAAAGTGCGTGCTTGTTTGATTCTAATAAACCTATTCTAGTAACAGTTTCGTTTAGTTTAGAGTTTAAGTCTTTTACTTTTTCTAATTGATCTTCAGTAATTTTTGCCATTTGATTTAATTTAATTAATTAATTTATAATAATATAGTTACACTATAATTTTTTAATCTACTTTTTATTTAATCTGCTATTGTCATAGTTACAGAAGTAGGATTTATTTCTAAATCAATAGCTTGCTGTATACTAGCTTCTATAGAAGTCACTTGTTCTTCGCCTATAGCTTCTTTAGTCCATGATACTAATATTTCATTTGTAAGATCATTAAAAGGAATAAATTCATTTTGATTGTTTAAAGAAACAAGCTGTGTATTGCTAATAGCATACCTGTAAGGTTTTCCTTCTGAATCTAATTGATCTGAAACGCCTATCACTTTCCAATAAACATTGTAAACTACGTCTGTATGATTTTCTACTGTTGGATGTACGTCTACTGTTTTACAATTCCAATTACATGTTGTTGCCATTTTTAAATTGTTGAGTTTATATAATCGTTATACGCGGCGATAACTTCATCTGTCCATTCAATAACAGCGTGTTTTTCTAACTCTAAAGGTAAACTAGCTGCATCTGTATCAGGTGTATAGCTTTCTCTTTCGGTTGAAGAAGATATAATTTTAGTTTCTTCTCCAATAGTTTCTGTTACTTCTATTAGGTATCTTGCTTGTAGTATCTTAAAATCTCCTACAATTTCTAATTTATCTAATTTTCGTTTTTTTTCTAATGACATTGTTATTTATTTTTAAATTACCTTATATGTTACTGTTCCTGAAACAAATCCACTTGCAAATTGTGATAGTGAAAATGTTTGTGTAGTTGAACCTGCTTCGCCAAATCTTATTATTGTTGTGCTTCGTTGGCAAAAACCACCAAAATCAAACCTATAAGCGCCTGTACTATTGTATGTTATAAATGATGGATTATTTGAACCACCAGCATCTGGTGACCTAACGGTAAAAGGTAAGTTGTCTAAACTTGTAAGTGTCCAATCAACAGTTACAGCTGAAGGCGAGCCAAAAAAATTAAGTTCAAAACTTACTGTAACAAAATCTCCAACTCTTTCGTAATATCCGTAGTGTGTGCCATTTTGGGGTAAAAGCCCGCCATTTGTTACCACGCTAGATGTAATTGTTGGTGTGAAAGTGCCTTTTTCGTAATCCTCTAATAAATTAGCTGCTGCTGTACCACCTATGTAAAGACCACTTGCAAACTGATTACCTCCTCCAGCAGCTTGCCAAGACGGCGCAGCGCTAGCTCCATTAGATGTAAGTACGTAACCTGATGTTCCATAATTAGTACCTCCAATACCTATTTGACCAGCACTTGCTATTCGTAATCTTTCAAGACCATTTGTCTCTATACTGAAAGTATCATTAGCTGGAAAACCAAATTTAGTGTTAGGGTCACCTTGGTGCTGTATAACAGTTCCTAGGTTCATATTGTTGTTACAAGTAAAAGCATCACCAGTAACAAGTACAGCGGATAAGATACCGTTACCCGTACTTCCACCTAAGGCAAGTGTATTACCATTCCATTTAATATCATCACTACCAGCAATAGTATCTGTGCCATTACCAAAAGCAATTTGTTCATCAGCTAAACTACCTGCAATACCACTGCTTCCAGAAGTCCAAGGTACGTTTACAACAAGATTATCTGAAGAATCTACTTGAACTTTATATGTTCTAGCAGCGGTTGTTGTAGATGTATTTGCAGCAACTGATTGCGTACCATCTACATTTGCATTAAACGTTACAGTGTCAGTTGCACTTGCTACACTACTTAAACCAGTTCCACCTGCAAGTGTAATTGTATTATTGTTAGTAATACTTTGTGAAGCACCTGAATCACCAGCTAATGTTAAACTGTTAAAAGGTAAAGTATTAGTTATTGTTACAGTGTCAGTAGCTCCAGCCACAGTTGATATACCTGTACCTTGTGCTAGTGTAACAGTGTTACCGTTAGTTATTGTTTGCGCTGAACCAGAACCTCCTGTAATATCAAAAGAAGTAAAACCTCCAGGTAGAGTAGCTAGCGTACCATCACCTCTTATATATTGAGATGTTGTACCAGCACCTGTTACAGTTAAAGTTCCTGACGTTGTTACAGGAGAGCTAGCAACTGAAAAAGCAGCTGGCATCGCAAGTCCAACGCTAGTAACTGTACCCACGTTTGTGGTATAACCTTGTGCTATAACAAAATCATAAATTTGATCACCTGTAGCTAAGTTTGCACTTCCGTTTGTTACAGCCGCTGTATTAGCAGCTACAGTAGGAGCAGCAGCTGTTCCACCTATTGTTATAGTATTAGCATTTCCAGTTGTAACAGACGTAACAGTACCCGTACCAGCCGCAGCCCAAGTTAAAACACCACTACCATTAGTTTGTAAAAATTCACCAGTACCACCGTCTGTAGTAGGAAATACTAAAGTGTAGTTAGCACCAGCGCTATGTGGTGGACCTTGTATTTTTATACCATGAGAGTTTTGCTCACAATTAAGTTGCAAAGTACCAGGCGTAGTTCCGTTAGCACTTCTTATTTCTACAAACCCAGCGTTGTTTGCTTCTAATGCTAGATTAGTAGTACCTGATTTTAAAGTTTTATAAGCTCGTATTGTTTCATCAGAACCATTTAAAATAAAATAAGACTCTGTATTACCAGCACCATTGTCATTTTCAAATTCAATAAGACCATTGTCTTGCCCTTGAATAAATTTTAAATTACCTAAAGTAGAATTAAATATGTTAGTACCACTTCCAGAAGGATCGTGGTATATTCTCATATCATTATTAGTACCTAATTGTAGTTGACTGTTGTCGCTAAATATTACCGGACCTGTTATAGTACCGCCAGCTAAAGGTAAGTATGCTCCGTTTATATTATCAGGAGATATACGTACATTAGTAGCACCGTTGTATCCAACTATAAACTGAACGTTAGAAGTATCAGTCTGTTCTGTAAATTGTGAAAATTTTAAATTTGCCATAATGTGTATTATTCTACTATAATAAATTTGTTATCTATCTCAGATATAAGAAAATCTCCGTTCTCTGCTAATATTCTAAAAACTGGAGGAGGCGCCGCGTTGTTGCCTAAAAGATTTCCGGGTATGTCATTACCTACACCTAAGCCTATCGCCATGTTACTGAGCTGCTATAAGTTGTTCTACTGTTGTTCCTGTTGCAAGTACATAATCTACAGTTACAGGTAAAAATCCACCTGTTTGTAAGCCTCTAAACAAAACTGCATTAGCAGCTGTTGGAGGTAGAGCAGATAAAGCTGTTACTGTAAATGTACCGCTAGCACCACCACCTTGTGTTACTGTTACAGTGTCACCAGCTTCGTAGCCAACACCAGCGGCTGTGATTTTAACGTTAGTTATAGCACCTGCTACAGCAGTTATACTTACAGTACAGTTAGTACCTGAGCCGTTTGTTGTTGTAGCTAAAGGTCCAGCATTAGTAGTATACCCAGTACCTACAGCTTGGTTAGGTGGTACTGTAGCTAAAGTTTGCACACCAAAACCTCCTATTACGCCTGATACTATAACATTCATATTAGTACCAGTTGTGGTGTTATCACCTACGTATATAAGTGATCCGCCTAGGTTGTTTGCTGAGCTAATAGTGTCACTAGGTGTTATTGCCTTAACATTGTTTGTAGCGAAATCAGGTTGATTACCGAATTGTCCCATAATTATTTATTATTTATTTTTTTTGATTTTTCCCACGTACGACCTACAAAATAAGCACCATACACAGTTATTAGTAATGATTGGAATATTGGTATATATTCTTCTGATACTTTAAACCCACCTACATTACCATCAAAAAAAGATAGTACAGTAAATATAAAAGTAAGGTATATAAGAACCATTGGCCTTATATTCTTAGATAAAAAAGAATCAGAGTTCATATCTGACTCCCATCTTTTAGTTACTTCATCTTGAGCATCTTTATCTGCTTGCTCTAGCAGCTCTTCAACTTTTTGCTTAGCTGCAAGTCTTTCTTCATCGGTAGTTACTAGATCATCTATTATTTGACCTATATCTTTAACGAGACCTCCAGTTATAAATTGAAGAATTTTTTTCATGCTTTATCGTATGCTTCTTTTTCCCAAGGCAAATTCTTTGCCCCTTCTTTCATGCTAGACCTAGGTATTTTTCTACCTTTCCAATATACATACTTATCGTCATAATCTAAATCACCTCTAAGCATTTGATCTATATGAACCATCTCGTGGTCAATAACTTTATCTTCTTGTTCAGGCGTCATGCCTTGTCTTAAGATTACAGTTCCATTATTATTAGCTTTACCAAGAACTCCATCTTCCATATTCACTCGGTAGATAGGTGTATTATCACCTGAATAAGGTGGTTTGTCCAGTTTAAATGCCATTAGTTTGTATAAGGGAACTTTTTATTAAACCATTCTTTACGAGCAGAACAGCCGCAGGGGATATTTAAACCCTCTGCGACTTTATCTACTACGGTTTTTACTCCAGTAGCTTTAGTAAACTTTTCTATATCGTCTCCTAAACCTCTAGATTTCATATTATGCAGTAAATGCAGCTGATGTAAATGTTACATTAACTTGCGGTTGCGTAATAAGTAATTGACCATTTGGACCTCTACCGTCAGCAGCTCCAGCTCCTTGAGCAGCAGGTACTTGTGCAGTATTAATTGGTCCTACCACTGTAGATCTTACGCCACCTGGGTTTGCAGTCATTGCGCTTTGAATAGCATCTAACACGGCATTAGCAACTAAAGGTGCTGTATGTGTTATAGTCCATTTTTTTGTAGCAGTTACAACGTTGTCAAAAAAGATATCAGTTGTAGTTGTCGAGGCGGTTACAAGTCTTGTGATTTGATCAATATTAATCAATAGTTCAGAACCGGTAGTACCACCTGGAGTTGTTAAGTTAAATTTAATATACTTTGCCATTTTTTGTTAGTGTTAGTGTTAGTGTTAGTGTTAGTGTTTGGCTAAGGTTTATACAGTCCTTTCTGTTTTATTTCATAAAGTCTTTTTTACCTGGCTTGGTTTTTGACTTATCTCCTTTGTTCCCACCTAATACAACTCTGTCGTATTTTTTCATAGGACTGTGACCCATTTGCATTGCAGATGCTTTGTCATCAACAGGCATATCTTGCATTAAGTTTTTCTTTTCTTGCTTAATAGATTCCATTTTCATAGGTGAATGACCCATATGCATAGCTGATTTTGAATGTTTTGACATCCAAGAACCCTGCATTTTCATAGGTGATTTTACTTGCTGTCCATAACCTTTATTAAGGTTTTTCATTGCAGATCCTTCATGACCCATTTTCATAGCTGAATCGTGACCCATCTTCATAGCTGAATCGTGTCCCATCTTCATAGCTGATTTGCTACCATACATTTTAGCAGCTGAATCATGACCCATTTGCATCATTGATCCTTTCTTTTTCATTGGTGTTTTTCCGTAAGGCATAATATTATTTTTTAAACTTTTTGTTATCGTATTTTAAATCGCCAGCTAACTTCGAAATATGTTTCTCATCATCTGTCATTTGCTTGTCGCTACCTCCGTGACGTGAATCATATATGACATCTTCTTTAAGATATTGCATATGTGCTTCATCATCTTTCTTAGCAGCATCGTAGTTTCCTTTAGTTACTTTAGTGTGTGCGTGATCTCTCGACCATTTGGCGTTGCCTGTGTACTGTCCGTAATGTCCTTTGTGCATAATTACCATTTTACTTTGTCAGCCCAATAGGCGGCAGACATTTTACCTTTTTTAATATTCTTTGCGTGGCGAGCTTTAAAACTAGCTCTACGTGCTTTTTGTTTTGCAGACTCACCACTCTTTGGCTTACCTGCTGTTGTTACACCTTGCTGACCAAAGCGTATAATCTTTTCTTTACCCGCAGAACAAGCTCTAACTACGTGCGATTTAGTTTTGTGATCTGGCGTACGCCGAGGTTTGTTACACTTAAGTGTTTTCTTATCAGTTGCCATATGTCCAGATTACATCAGGTGATTTACTTTCATCAATATCTATATGAATAAAAGTATTACCAATACCTATACGGTCTATACCGTGTTCCATTAATTCTCTTACAAGTTCAAACCTGTATCTACTGTCTTTGCAGGCTATATCAACTGCTAGACCTTTTAAATGAGATGAGTTAGGTTTCCCACCTACTTTTTCGTTATGTGCCGAAGTGCGATAACCTGATGTTATAACAACAGGTTTACCTAGCTCAGCTCTAACGCTTTCAAGTATAAGTATAATATCTTTACTCATCATTTGCCCGCTACCTTGTACGTCAGGCGAATCGAACTCTTCGTAAGTAAAGTATTTAAACACTACTTATTGTTTTTAAGTTTTATCCATTTATTTACTGTGTAACCAATAGTTACTAATAAAAGCAATACCTTTAAACTCATTTCTATTTCTGCAAATGTTGTTATACCTAGCGTAGTTGTATTTATAACATAAAGTTTAAAATCTCCTAAAGTCATCTTAAAATCCTTTAGCTCTTTGAGTTATTGGTCCAGCTTGGTATTTGCAAGGATATTTTTTTAATTGCATACCTGTAATACCTGAACTACTACCACTACCCATTGGAAAACCAGTAGTATTTAATGGCCCGTCCCAAACATGAGACTCTCCTACTTGCCCTTCTAACGTAGGCTTGCCTAGTAACTTACTTATATTTTCGTGCATAATTATTTATTTATTCTTTTTCTTTTAAACCTTCGTATATAGCTGTATTACCACTTTCATATACTTTACTACCTGGGCCAAACGCTTCTTCTTGCTTAGCGCTCATAAACACAGGTGCTTGCTGTCCCATAGACATTTGTCTTTGATCTAAACCTCCGTATACTTGTTGTGCTACGTTTTGAGTTGTTTGATTAAACATAGGTTTAGCCGCACCCATTTGATTCGCTGGCATAGGTGGTTGCATTGTCATCTCCATACCAGTTAATGGGTCAATAATTTTTAAAGGATTTTTAGAGTCCATATTATCTATTTTTATCTTTGTTTACGTTATACACAGATGTAATTAATACCTTATCAGTATACGTCTGTCCGCGCATTATCTTGTTTCGTCTTTCACTAATTGGAATATCTTCCTCGCCAACCATAATCTTGTACATAGTATTGATTAGCCTTTTACATTTAAACGAAACCTTATATATGTTATACTTCTGCGTTGTCCTGTTTCTTTCACGCCATACTACTATCCAACCTTCTTTCAGAAGCCTGTTCCATCTTCTGTTGTCCCAGCTAAATGAGTAACAACCCATCTCAAAATCTTTTTTACTAAAATGGTCCATGCAGTCCAAGTAAATTAACAACTCTAGTTCTGCATCGTTTAAACCGTTATTTCTACAAGCCCATTTGCGAATTATCCGATAGTGTTTTAAGATGTTTAAATCTTTAATATCACTAGCTTCTAGTCTTCGCTTCATAGTATTACAACAACGTCTTGTAGTTTTATAACGTGAAACTTTTCTTTATCTATTTCTATGCCATGCCCAGCATGACGATCAAAGTATATCTGATCACCGTCTTTAACACCTACAACTTCGCTTCCAGTATTTAATACTTCAGCTTTTCTGTAACGTATATCTTCTCTGTGCATATCAGCTAAAATAAGTCCACCTTTTGTTTTAGTAGACGCTTCTTTTTGTATCTTTATAATTAAGTTCTTACCTATCGCTTTCATCTATCCTTAGATTATTGATTACACAATCGGTTGAAAGAATAGTAGTAGCTACTGAAGCTGCGTTTCTAAGCGCTGACTTGGTAACTAGCAAAGGATCGACAATACCTGACTTAATCATATTTACCATATTTCCTGTAACCACATCTAATCCTTTGCCTTTTACCTTAGGCATCTCGTATTCGTTAATGCCAGCATTTTTCAATATAGTTTTAAACGGAGCTTGTATGGCTTTTAAAAGAACTTGTTCGCTTTCGTTTTTAGGTTTTATTGCTAGTGACGCATTTAATAACGCTATACCACCACCAGATACTATACCTTCTTTTATCGCGGCTTTAGTTGCGCAAATAGCATCTTCGACTCTATCAGCTTTTTCACTGAGTTCAATCTCTGAGTTTGCACCAACTTTTACAATAGCAACTTTTGCAGATAATCTAGACAATCTTTTTTCTAGTTTGATTTTATCAAATGCATTTTTTGCTGTAGCTAATTCTTTTTTAATTTCTTCAACAAGACTATCAACTTCTTCGTTATCGCGATTAACTTGGAATATAGTATCCATCTCGCTTGTTATAACTTTTTTACAAGTACCTAGCATATCAGGTGTGATTAAATCTACATCATCACCAAGATCTTCGTTTATAACTGTAGCACCAGTTAGCAAAGCTAGATCTGATAGCATATCTTTTTTATTGATACCGTACGTAGGTGCGTTTATTATATTTACTTTTATATTACCTTTGTTCTTGTTCATTGCAAGAGCTGATACAACAGCTGGCTCGCAATCGGCAACTATAAGTAACGCCTTGTTATTTTTTATAACATACTCAAGTACGCTTTGTATTTTTCTAATACTTTCAATTGGTGATTCTACAAGGAGTATCAAAGGGTTTTCAAGCTCAGCAGTTTTAGAGGTTTTGCTAGTAACAAAAGCCATATTCGTAAGGCCTTTATCATATTCAACACCATCTACTATTTCTACTTTAGTATCGCTTTCGGCTGTTCTCTCCATTGTAACAATACCAGTTTCATCTACACCTCTAAATGCATCAGCAATTATCTTACCTAGCTTAGTATCATTGTTTGTAGATATCGTTGCTACTTGATCTATTATATTCCCAGAAACTTTAACAGAGTTTTTGTCTAGGTATTTTACAACCTTATCGACAGCAGATGTTATACCATCTTTCATTTTTCTAGAACCTTGAATGTCTAGTATTTCGTAAGCCTCTGTTAAGATTGAGTGCGCTAGTACCGTAGCCGTTGTTGTTCCATCGCCAGCTTCTTGAACGGTTTTTCTAGCAGCTTCCTTTAAAAGCGTAGCACCCATGTTTTCTACTGGGTCTCTTAATATAATAGAGTTTGCAACTGTAACACCGTCTTTTGTGATTACTGGATTTCCGGTGTTATCTTCCAGTATGACACATTTGCCGCTAGCCCCGAGTGTGGAGCTAACAGCTTGTGTCAATTTATCAATACCTTTAAATACATTGGTGCGGGCTTCGCTACCAAAGTTAAGGTTTTTAACTATAGCGTCTGACATTTATTTGATTTGATTAGATTATATTATTTTATTTATTCAAACGTTTTAACGACTTGTGGTCCGCGTAAGTAACCAAGCTTTTTTTCATAGTGCGATATTGATGCATCTATTGCTTGCTCAGCTCCTTCCATGGTTTCGCGTCTCGTTACGTCGATCCAAGAATCTTCTTTATTAGGATCTAGGTATTCTGTCTGGTAGAAACCGTTTGGTAGCTGGACTATACGCCAGTGTTTCTTTTCAGATACATGCTTCCAAAGGTTAATGGTTTCTTCAGTTACTTGTGGTTGACTACTCCACGATTGAGTCTGGTAAAATAGTGTCATTGGTTTTGGTTTTAAATTACTATTTGGTTTGCCATTTCCCTGGCCGGTTATATTCTATATACTTACTTGGTTTTAGTGATTTTTACAAATTAGCTAACTATACATCTACAAGTACACCGTCTGACATGTTTGTGCTAGCTATTGCTGAAAAGCTACTTAAATAGTTGGTAGATATATATTGATTAGCGGTAAGTGTAACAAACATAGCAAATTGACCTGAATTACTAATAGAAGATCGTAATTGGTTAGCACCTATACTTGATGTGCTTGTTGTTGCGCCAAAGTCATCAGTATATAAAGCTGTAGTTGTATTTCTTGGAAACAATACATATTGACCAGATTCACTAGCAGCGGATGATTCTCTAAAATCAGAAGAACCATAATTTTTATTTGTCCAAGAAACTCCATAATTACTTGAATATTTACTTTCATTAGTAATTGGACTAAGTAAATATTGATATTGACCTTCGCCAGAAACAACAACTTGGTCATACCCAGACGTTGAAACAGGTGAAGGTAAAGAACTTGTAATATTTGTAAATGTTGCTCCATAGTCTTCACTTACAAACACACCTGAATTAGTAGGATTTGTAAGATAAGCTGAAACAATTATATATTTACCACCAGAAGAAACAGATACCATTCTTTTAGCGTTTATAGTAGAACCTGCAGGAACAGGTAATGTTACTTGAGTAAATGTACTACCATAATCATTAGAAAGAAAAATATAATTATTATTACCTCCAGGTTCTAAAACCATAACTTGACCAGATTTAGACATTGTTGTGTCTTCAGCTCTATAAGTTCCTGAAACAGGTGAAGGAAGTGAATTCCACGTTGCCCCAGAGTCAGTACTTATCCTTGGGCTTAAATTTTGCTGGTTTTTACCTGAAGCTAAAATATAAGTATAACTATCGCTAGCAGCTCCAACAGTGTAATTACTATTTGGTAAAGCGCCAAAAGAAGGTTGAGGTGAAACTAGCGCTAGGCTGCTATCAAATAAACCTATAAAAGGTGAACTTGCTAGCGATCCTAAAGCTCTAAAACTAGAACCTACTATAGGTGTATATGGATC